TCATCCGATCCTCCTCTTCAAAATTGTCAGCACCGGTCCGCGCGAGTCGGTCGCCGATACCTTGTTTGCTGCTTCTATCAGCTGACCAAGCTCCGCGCCGGAGTAGTGGCTGGTCACGCTGCCGTTCTTATGGCCCAATAGCGATTTGCGGTCCTCTTCACTAACGCCTGCTGCTTTCAGCCTCCTGCCGAAAGTGTGCTTGAGGTCATGAATGCGTATGGATGCGAACCCGGGGTGTGCCGGCCGCAAGTGTTGCTCCTGCCAGAGCTTCGCCGCGCGCACCCGAGCTTTCTTCCAGGCTGAGTCGTTCATGCGATGCATAGCCGTGCCGTTGTAGGGGAAAACCCACTCACGACTGATGCCTCGCTGACTATCGACTACCGACTTCGCCACGCTGTTCAGCACTACCAGGCGCTCGTCCCGGTTCTTGACCCCCGAGTTTTCGTGTCGGCCGCCAAATTCGGCCGGTATCAGAAACACGCTAGTGCCAAGCTCCGGTACGAAGATTTCCCAGTCCCACCTCAACTTGCAGACCTCTTGCTCGCGGCAGCCCGTGTTCACCTTGAACAGGGCCATGCGCTGCAGGTGGTCCGGCAACTCCCCAAAGAGAATCGACTGCTCCTCCCAGGTCATGGGGTAGGGCTTTCGGCTCGCCTTCTTCTCTTCCAGCTTGGTCAGCAGCGGTACGCTATCGAGCCAAGGCCTGCGCTCTTCGTCCCGCCACTTCCTGCAAGCCAGCGACAACACGCGAATCGCACGCTCGATCGCGATATTGATCGTCCGGTTGCTCACTCCCTTCTTTATGGTCCCGTCCGGCAGAACGCTGTCGGCCTTTCGGTCCCGGATGAATGGCGCCAATGCCTCATCATCAATATGCGTCAGAGGCAGGTGGCCGATGTAGTCATCCAGCTGGCCAAGGTAGGTTGCGGTGACCTTGAATGACGGCTGGTCCTTGTGCTCAATCAGGTACCGGGCAGCCGCTGCACTGAAGGTCTTGATCTCGCGCACGCCATAAACCTTGCGCAGCCGCATCTTCTCCAGGATGTGGATCAGGTACTGCTCGGCCTCTACCCGGTCAGTAGTGCCAGTGCTCTCTTGAATTCGCTCCCCCCTGTAGACTTTGTCGATTTTCCAGATGCCGTTCGGCATTTTCTGGAGCCCTGTGATTGCCTTTTTGGCCATGGAGTCTCCTTGGATTCCCCGGCCGCACTTCCGCTGCGGGGTCGATTGTTGTCCTGATTGCTGGCCTTTTCAACGGCCATGGCCTCGATGTAGGCGTCAGCCCAGGCGTCAAGCTCGAGGCGGTCGAAGCCGATACCCTGTTTCCCGATCGGGAATTCACGGACATGCGGCCTGACGGTGTTCTTGAATTCGTCCTTGCACATGCCGAGGTAGCCCGGCGCGTCTTTCGCGCGCAGGAATCTAGGCTGCAAAGCTGTCGGTGCAGCTGCAGTGGCGTTTGCCATGTGTGTCTCCTGCGGCCAGATCAGGCCGTGAAGTGGTGCCCGACCTTCGCCGCCCGGGCGGCTTCCTCGGTGCGGAACATGAGCTGGGTTTTTCCTGGGCGGCCTTCCGATTCGTACTCGGCCTCCACCCACCAGGCGCCGAACTTGCGGTACGGCTCGCCGAGGATCTTCGTGACGTAGCAGTCGATCAGGTTCATGGATGGTTCCTGGCTCAGTCCCAGCTGAGCTTTTCGGGCATGGGCGGGAGTGTTTCGAGGCTGGACAGGTCGAGCAGGGTGAAATACCCGCCGTCCTGCGGTCGCCATCCCATGGTGTCGATGTGGACGACGTTGCCGAGCATCACGGGCTTGTGTAGCGGGGTATGTCCGACAACCAGAGCCCGCAGGCCGTGCACGCCATCGGCCTCGCCAAGCTCGATGCGGCTGCGCGACCACATGCAGGTGTTCTGTGTCAGCTTCAGTTGCTTGGCAGTCTCCGGCGCTTCAAGTGCGGCCCGCAGCTGATCCCATGACGGGAATGGGCAGTCGGCGTGCACGACCCCGACCAGGCCGCCTGGCGTCTCCACCTCGATGGCGATCGGCAATTCGCGAAACTGGGCAGCGAACTCGCGTTGCTCATCCCAGGCCAGGCCGGCGAACCAGGCGCCGCCGTTGTACACCCAGTTGTCGACGTCGCAGGTGTCGAACCGGCAGACATAATCGTCATGGTTGCCGCGCACCGGGTGGAACCATGGCTTGGCCAGCCAGTTGAGCACGTCGCGGCACTCGGGCCCGCGGTCGACCAGGTCGCCAACGCTGAACAGGCGGTCAACCGCCGGATCGAATCCGGCCGCGTCCAGGGCAGACTGCAGCCGGGTGAAGTGCCCATGGATGTCGCCGACCGCGAAATCGCGGCCAGCCGTGTTTGTGGCGAAGCGCTTGATGCGCACCACCTCGATGGTTTCGAGCATGCAGTATCCTTGCCCGCGCATGTCGGCGGGCTTGAGTAGTTGGGGATTAGGATTCGGTGATAGGCGCTGGGATGGCCTGGGCTTTCCACTCGGCGTCCATCTTCCAGGCGATGCAGGGCGGCTCGGTCTTGCTCTTGTAGCCTCCGAGCCAGTAGTAGCCGCTGTGCTTCGATGTCCCGCAGATGCTGCAGGTGAGCCAGCGGCCAAAGCCTCGGGCCGAAAATGGCTGATACTGGTGATTGTTCACCGGGTGCCTGCCAGATCAGGTAGGCCATGTACATCAGGGGCAGGATCATGGCTGGGCCTCCTTTGCTGCTGCTTTGCGCTGGCGCATCAGCTGCTGTGTGCCTTCGGGGTAGGTTATTTCGACAGCGCCCATGCTCACAGCCTTGGCGCGCTTGCTCAGGCAAATGTCGAAGTGCTCTTTGATGGTACCTGCGTGCTGTATCCACTTGCGCTGCACGCCGATCTTGTCGGCCATCGACAGCAGCTCTTCGGTGCTGTCCGCGAACATGTGGCACATCTTCATCCGGCCGAAGCCGGCGTTCATGTCGTCGACGTAGACGGTCATGCGCATAGCTCCTTCGGCACCTGGGCGGTATCCCCGAGCTTGGCGGCGATGATGGCGCGGCATGCGGCGATCAGGGCATTGTCACCGGCCTGGCAAAACTCCCCTTTTTCGGTGATCACCCATCCAGCCCAGACGTCGTCGGTACTCTGCGGGCAATGAAGGCTGACCATGTGTTTCTCGATCAGCGGTCCACCGCCCGCCCAGTCTTCCCACGGGTTGTAGCGCTTGGTGTGCTCGATGGCCTCGCCCCGGTACCTAGCGAACACTCGCCAAGGCACGCCGTTGTAGCCGGGCGGCTCAAGGAAAAGGTCGATGCCTTCAGACTTGCCGACCGCCCACCCCAAGGCTTCGCCCGATAGGTCTGCCGTCTTCACTTCGATCAGGTCGGTCATGGCTGCACCTGCTTGGCAACCGCGCGGTCGATGCGTTCGATTTCGGCGAGAATCAGCGCGGCGGCCCGGATCAGGTTTTCTCTTCTGCTGCGAGGCTTCCACCAACTGAGCGCCCATGGCCAGGACGGCGGGCATCTTGGCTGCCACTTTTTCATGGCCTGCTTTTCGTCGTCCCAGATATCTAGCCATGGAGGCGCGAGCGCGTAGCAGGTGGCGGCGTCGACAAGCTCGAGGCTGCCACTCAGATCGTCATGCTCAGTCGTCCAACCCTCCACTTCCGTCTGGCGCTTGCGCTCCGCCAAGACATCAAGCCCAGCAACGGTCGCGCCGTCCTGGCACTTGTACTCCACGGCCCTGGCCAAGCGTTCAAAAGCATGTTCGTTGACGCCGAACGCCAAGGCTTCCTGGCATGCACTGCTTGCAAGGTCGAGCAATGTGCATTCTTCGACCAGTAGGTGCTGGCGCATCTTATTGGCTTCGCTCACAGCTGATACCTCTCATCAATCCAGCGCCCAGGCGCCAGTGCGGGTGTAGGTCCGTTGTCCTGCTGTTCGTGCGGAGAGAGCTGGCGCTGGTTGCCGGCCTGCAGCTGGCTGTCGGCGATGCAGCTGGCTGTCGGGGATGCAGCTGATGCCGACCCCGTTGAGCAGGTAGCAGGTGACGCCGCGCTGGCTGTCGTGCTGCACGTCGATTACGTTCTCGGTTGCGCTGGCGCCGGTGGCCAGCAGCAGGAGGCAGAGGGCGAGGCGGGTCATGGCTGCACCTCGGCGTTGTAGCGCTTGTAGTCCTCGCCGAACTCCCAGCAGTAGGTTGCCGGCCATGCGCCTGGCGTGCCTTCCTCGACGAACACATATCGGTGTGCAAACTCGCCAGAGCGATCCGGCACCGTCTTGCACCATTTATGCTGCGGGCCGCCCAGGAACCAGCCCGGGTGTTCTTTGACGGCTTCAGCCATGAACACATCAAGGTCGTGATGGCCCTTGCTCATTGCGATGTAGGTGTCGCTGCCGACGCTTTGCACCTCCAGAGGATATTGTTTTGCAGGCATGCGGGTTCCTTGGCCGCCATATCGCGGCAGTGAGTTGTACAAGTGGTTGGGTTCGGTACAAGAAAATCGGCCGGTGGTCCGATTCAGTTCTCAAGCTGCGATACCGAGATTGCGTCTCGCCTCGCTTTGGCTATGGTGAGAGTTCACCCGTGGCATACAACTAAAATCGTAGGAGGCCGACATGAGGATTCGCGGTGAAGTTTTCTGGGAGTGGGCTGATCCAACGCGTCACCACCGAACTCATGACGAAGAACTCGAGGATGGAACGGTCATTGATGTTCAGGTGCGATTGTCGCGGACGGGTAACACGCAGATGTTCATTGGGGTATATGCCGCGAGTGGCATGGCCCTTCACGAAGAGGCTTTCGATTCCCGACCTGGCGAGTCAATGACCAGGGCGCTGGCCTGGGGAGTGGGGCGGGCTCGCCGGATCGCCACCGATACCCAGCCGAAATTCGATAAAGTCGCCTGCTCGAAATAGAGGGGACAGGGGCTACAGCTGAGTGGAGTACAAAAGTACTCCAGTGGTCAGGAGGGCTTGCGATCCAGGGCGGCGCGGGCTTGCCAGCCTTCCCATGCCATCTGTACAGCCATGCGTGAATATTCGTCGCCATCGCGGTGCAGGGCATCCTTGTGATAGCCCTTCTCAAACGCCGCCCGCTCATCGAGATCAACCGGCGCGCTCGGCTCTGCGCTGGCGGATAGGGCTTCCTCCTGATCATCAAGCCAGCGCTGGATGGCAGCCTCGAAGAACACGGCCTTCAAGACAGGAACGCTGTAGCACTGGTCCTCGCGCGCCCGCTGCTCAGCATGGTCACCAGCTGCGCGCATCTCGTCCGACAGCTTCAAGAACTCAGGCAGTTTCAGCTCACGAAGGGCGGCCAGCTGGACGCGTAGGGTCTCGCGCTCTTGCTGGACCTCGCCATGTGCTTCGGCAGCAATTTCCAGCTCACGGTCGCGCAACGAAAGCTCAGCGCGCAGCCGCTCAACCTCGCCAGGATCGGCATGGGTGTAGATCGGCTGGCAATCTGGGTGGCTGGGATTAAAACCAAGGAATTTGCTGCCGCCACTCTCGCGATACCACGCCACCGGCTCGCCCTGGTGCTGCTCGGCTGGCTCGTCGCAAGGCTCGCAAAGAAACTCGACAGCCTGCTCCTGCAGCTGGTCGAGAGGCATTTGCAGCAGCGCAACGCTATTCAGCCACTCACGCGGCACGCTGACCATCTCTGTGTTGCTGGATCGGTTTTCTGTGGGCATGGGTAACCTCAAGCGATGCGTTCAAGTTGTTGTTGGATGCGCCGGCCGATCCAGCGGACGACGAACACGGCCTTGCTGTTGCCGATCGCCTTGTAGCGCGGGCCATCTGGGCATTCGTCGGCGGACTTGCCGCGATAGGGGATGCGGGTGTGGTCGCCGGTGAAGCCCTGGAGCCATTCACACTCACGCGGCGTGAGGCGTCGGACCGAAGACATAATCAGGGCGTGCGCCTTGTCTCCGCCGCCAGATGCCGCGCGAAGGCACCCGGCCACGTCGTCTCCAGCCTCAATCGTTCCTCCGCCGTCTCTGCCGCGCAGGGCGACGGAAACAATGGGCTGGCCACGGCCGGTGCCGTCCTCGCTTGCGTCGAAACCCTCGGCCTTCAGCGTGTGGGTAATCTCGCCGGTGATGCATACGGCGACCTGTCCGCCGGCGTTGGGGTGGCTGGCGCCATGTCCCATGGCCCGGAGCGTAGGTGCCAGGTGGCCGGCATCTGCCCCGTGGTCCTTGCAGCTGAAGGCAAGGAGGGCGTTTTCTTGTCCGCTGTTCCGACCCAGCGTGTGGACCAGGTCATGCAGCACATCAGGATCCTGCGTTCCATGCACCACAAGCATGCCGCTCTCGGCGTCCTGCTGAGTTGCGCTGCCGGCCGCTTTGCCGTTCGCCTGCAGTGTGCCGGAGACAATGTGGCCTGCCATGGCGTGGTCAACATCGCTGCCGCCATCAGTGCTTCGCAGTGTCCCAGCGACCTGGCTCTGGATGCAGAAAGTCTCGCTCTCCATGTCCAGTCGTGTGTCCTTGGCAGTAAGGGTAGCTGCCTGGCTGACATCGCCCTTCAGGCTATGGCCGCCATAGGCAGGCACACCGGCCAGTACCTCGACAGCCGGACCTTCATCACCCTCGCAGTTCGGGCAGCCGTACTGGCCGAGGTCTAGACCGAAGACCCATCCGCATCCGCACTGGAGCGCAGGGCCGAATGGAGCTCGTCCGGCAAGGTCTTGCCCCTCGCCTCGGCGCGGCGGAGTATCCCGGCGCACGCCTTCGCGCTCAAAAAGTACTTCAAGGGGATCGAACCCTGCTCGAGCACTTGCGACAACGAACACACGGCGGCGTCGTTGGGCCAGGCCGAAATATTGGGCATCCAGAACCCGCCATGCGACTGTTCGCGTGGGTCCATACACACAACCAGCGTCCTTCCATTTGCCCCCTGGCGGTTGGAGTTCTTCGGATTCGCCCACCAGGGCGCCGAGGAAGCAACCAAACGCGTTGCCTTTGTCGGAGAGGACGCCGGGGACGTTCTCCCAGAGACAGGTGGCCTCGGGCTGGCCGCGCTTTGTTCGAACATGGTCAATTGCATCGAGCAGCTCCACGTATTTGATGGTGAGGGCGCCACGGGGATCGGCCAGGCCTTCCCTCATGCCGGCCACGCTGAAGGCCTGGCAGGGCGTGCCGCCGACCAGAACCTCGGGCGCCTGGATCTTGCCGGACAGCACCATGGCTGCCAGGCGGGTCATGTCGCCGTGGTTCGGCGTATTCGGGTACCGGTAGGCCAGCACCGCGCATGGGAACGGCTCAATCTCGGCGTACCAGTCGGCAAGCCAACCCAGCGGATGCCAGGCCTCGGTCGCAGCTTCAATGCCGCTGCAGACGCTTCCGTAGGTGATGGGCATTGGTGATCCTCGCCGGGGAGGCGTTATCGTTGAATAGTGGAAGGCGCTGGCGGGCAGCGCGGAACGATCAGAGGTCGTAGTAGGCGTCGCGGTAGGCGCGGAATTCGGCTTCGTTGTCCCAGCGCCGGTATGGCTTCGGCGCCTTCTTCAGCGCTTCCTTGTAACTGGCCTTGGCCGCTTTCATCGACGGTGCCCATTCGCCGGTGACACTGGCGCGGGCAAGGTGATCAAGCGCGTGCGTCGTTCGATACATGCGGAACTCGCGGGGGACGTCATGCATGGCTCCATCGCGCCATTGGCGCCCGCCGCCGCGTGTCTCGTACTCTGGCTTGATGATGCACAGCCACTCGTGGAAGTAGCAGTCGATGTCATCGTTCAAGAACTTGTCGTAGTTTGAGATTCGCGGCCGCTTCGGCAACTGGTCGGCCATCTCGCCGTACTCAATCCCATCGACTGGGTGGTATCGGTCCGGACGGCGCTTGCTGTCCTCGTCGAGGACTATCCCGACGTAGTGTCCAAAGTCGGTGGTGATGACCCCAGGCTTGCCGTAGGCGATTACGCGGCGGCCGATGCACGCCGGGACCTGGTAATACTGCTGCACGTACTCGCAGGGTGTGCCGAGCATGGCTTTCTCCTTGGTCAGGCGGCAATCGGGAACTGCTTGGTAAGGGCCTGCTGCACTGTTTCGATGATGCGGCAGAGATAGGCCCAATCCGGGTTCGGCTCCATGGCATCGGCGGGCAGATTCCACCAGTCGTCACCAAACACGCGGTGCATGAACTCGCGGTGGGCGCCGCCGCACTCATCGAGCGAGCTGGTGTAGCGAACATCTTCGGCCTCGTCGAGCAGGCTCCGGGCGTCTTCTGCGTCCAGATCCCGGTCACGCCGCATTTGCACGATCACCTTCCGCGCTTTGTCGGCCAGGGCCTCAGCGCTGAACCGGCGAGAACTCAGGGACCGGTCGAAATAGCCGATGATGTAGGCGTCGTGCAGCTTGCAGAAGAACTGGCCGATGGTCAGGCCATCCCACATACCACCCCAGTAGGCGTGCCAGGTCTTGTCGAAGCAGCTGACGGTGATCTTGCCCTTGCAGGGCGCGAAGTCTTCGAGGTAGACGCTGATCGGGTCCAGGCCTTCGGCGCCGGTGATCAGTAGCTTGGTGACGGTCGAGGTCTCGACTTGCATTACGGTACTCCATGCATGCGCCGCCCTCCGTGGCCGGATGCGGCATGGTGGAATAGGTTGGGTCAGGCGTTGGCGAGAAGCAGCAAGCCTTTGTCGTCAGGGTCAGCGCCAAGCCTGATGTCTGGCGCACGAAGTTCACGCTGCATTCGCCATTGATCAAGGGCGCGCGCCACGGAACTGCTGATAACGAAATCGTGGCGCGGGGGTAGTGATAGAAGCGTGAGGGCCTGAATCGGCCCCAGCGCATGAGCGCGCTCGATTAGCAGTCGGACGATACCGCTTCGGTCGGCGATGTTGATCCACTCGCCCATTTCATCCAGTTGCTGGATGGTTCCGCGCCTTGCCATAAGCCTGATTTCGGTTCGATCTGCCTTGCTGTGCTGATCGCTTTCAATTTCGAGGTGGGCGCCGGCGGCGAAAAACGGGAACTTCGAGCGACCAAGCTTGTGGGCGTTGTAGATCAGCAGGGTAAGCGCTTCGCCGCTTTCCTCGATCTCATCCCAGGACATCAGCTCAGCAAGCTGGTTGGCATGAGTGGCGGTCACCTTCAAACGCAAATCTTGCTCGCCCAGGCGCTCCTGCTTCTCTCGCCTGCGCTGATCACGCTGCTTCGGCGTCAGAGCCATCATCGCCTCCATTGCGTACAAAGCGGGTGCCCGGCGCGTACTCCAGCAGGTCGCACACCCGGTTGATGATCTTGAGCGCTGCATCGAACACCTTGGCGTCGTCCGGCTCGCGGGCTAGGCGCTTCATGTTCGGCTGGTGCTCAAGGCAGACCTTGTCGACCAGGCGCCGGGCCAGCCTGCGCAGGTGGTCGGCGCTGTCGTGGAAGCGCAGGCTCAGCGCGAAAGCCATGGCCACATCATCAGGCCGGTACTTGCCGCCGCTGCGGGTGTTGTACAGCTTCTTGACCGGCCGATTCATCCAGGCCGGCAGGGTTACGACTCCAGAAGGTGCTTTCTGCATTTCGGTGCTCCGTGAGGCCGCTTGGCGGCAGGTGGAACTGTTCTTGCCGCCGGCGCTGGCGGACCAGATTGTTGATCCGTCTCATGCGGCGCGCGCCGTTTCGATCTGCTCGGTGACCTCGACCAGTTGCTGGGTCAGGTTCTCGATGGTGGCGGCGCCGCGCACACGTTCGGCGCGGCCCCATTGGCAGCTGCGGTTGAACAACAGCTGCAGGTGCTGCTCCAGTTCCTTTCGGCGCAGGAGGAGGTCGGGGGTGGTGATTGCTGTCATGGCTACGCCCTGCGTTTTCTGAGCGGGAAGTCGATACCGAACTTCTTGATGATCCGACTCATCGTCGTGTGGCCGATCTCAAGCTTCAGAGTTGCGCTATTGCGCGATAGGCCTGCATCCCTGAGCGCCCGGATTCGATCGGCCAGCTTGGCGTCACGGGCCTCGACGTCTGGCTTTTCTATGTGTTTGCCGCGGTTGCCCGAGACAAACGCGAAGCCGTAGCGCTTGGCCATGTCCCATAGCGAGGACTGGGATACTTTGAGTTCCTGGGCTGCTTCTCGGCAGGTCATGGTCTCGGCCATCTTCGCCACCATGTCGGCGCGGGCCTGGGCCTTTTCTTGACGGGTACCGTGCTGCACTGGGGGCGGCCCCCGGCGCTTTTTAGGTGCGGGCTCAGGGTGCTTGCGCTGCGGCAGCGGCCGGTAGGTGAAGCCCTCCAGCACGATCAGCTGGCCGCCAGATGCGAAGAAGGCCGCTTTGGCGGCCTCCAGGTCGATTGATTGGTTCATGCTCACCTCATGCTGCGATTCCGAGCACGCGATTCATGCGCTCGTCGAGGATTTCGTAGAAGGTTTTCACGCGCTCCGAGAGCTTGCGGATCATCGCCTCGTCCCGGTATGCGCGCTTTACGAACAGCGGCATGCCCGGCCAGTAGCAGATGAAGTCGATCCACTCGCGCTCCGATACCCACAGGCCGCCCTGGCACTGGGCGACATGCTCTTTCGGGATCTCGCCACCCAAGATCAGGTCGACCTGCAGCTTTGGCAGCTTGGTCTTGATCTCGGTCAGGCCGTTGTCGCCGACCAGGGCGTCTGGCGAGTAGCCAATGCCATGATTCAGGATGATCCCCACCTGGTGGGTCTGGACGTCCTCGCGGTCGCAATACAGGGCACGGGCAGTACCTTCCAGTTCGTGCCCGCGCTCGGTGTGGCGGTTACCGGTGAACGGGTCGGCCGCTTCGCCGGTGATGCGCTCGCCGATCAGGGTGTTCATGTAGGTGAAGGCGCCGGCACCGAAACCGGCCTCACCCTTGCCGTTTACCAGCAGGCAATCCAGCTCGCTGCAGGTAATGATGCCCAGGCGCAGGTCCAGCCAGGCCTGAGTGCCTTGCTCGACATCACTGATGATCTGCATTTGCGGCCTCCGCGGCCCTGATGGCCTTGTTCAATTGCGCGACCAGGATGTCGTGGCGACCCTTCGGCACGCATTCGGCCGAACCGTATTCGCCGGTGAACCAGTCGCGGGTCTTCTGGGTGCAGCGATCGAGCAGGGCGCTGATGCCGGCCGCCTGCACGCTAGTGACGTTCGCCGTTGGCACAGCTGCGTGGCCGTCGTCATCCTCGCCGCGGGTGGTGAGGTTGAGCAGGGCGCTCATGACGTAGCGCTTGCCGTAACTGGTGGACGAGCCGACCGCCTGGACAGCGTTCTTGCTGCCGCTGGTGTCGAGCGGGAGCAGCATGGTTGTGCTCTCGCGGTGTCCGGCCCGGTGCATCAGGATGCCGGTGACGCTTAGGCCAGCCGGCACGTTCTCGACCTTGAAGGTGATCGCGAAACCGTGCGTCTGCATGATCGGCTTGATCACATCGTTGATGTCTTCAAAGGTGGCGTAGTCGCTGCGCTTTTGGCCATTTACGACGATGGCGCCGCGCTCGGCGATGCTCGGGATATCGCTCTGCATGGCCGCCATTGCCGCGTTGAACTCGGCCTCAGCGTCGCGGGCCTGCATACGCTCGTGCATCGCCATCAGGCGTTCAAGCTTGTCTATGTCGCAAGTTGGGTCGGTGGCTGCCCGGCTGATTACGGCGAGGATGCTGCTGTCGGCCTGCGCGGGCGCGGCCACCGGGCGGCGCTGCTCCGGCACAATGATCGTGCTGCTCATGGTCGGTGCCTCAGTAGGAAATGGCGATATTCGGGATCTTGCGCTGCGCGATCAGGGTGACCGCTTGCTTGGCGCAGGCTTCTGGCATGCCCTCGGCAATGAAGGCCTCCTGGGCGGCGCGGTTGATGCTGGCGCGGTGCGCCTTGTCGGCCTCGCGGGCTTCTTGTTGGCGAAGGATCTCAGCGGCAGCGGCATCAGCGCGGCGGCGCTCGTCTTGACGCGCCTGCTCGGCAGCCTCTTCGGCCCGGCGGGCGGCAGCCTGGCGTTCTTGCTCGGCACGCTGCTCGGCGGCCACGCGATCGGCCTCGGCCTGAACGCGGGCGCGCTCGGCTTGCTCGGCCTGCAACTTGAGCTGGAGGCGCTGATTCTCGGCTTCGCGCTCTTGCGCAGCGGCCTGGTCAAGCAGTTCCTGTTCACGACGGGCTGCCGCTTCGCGTTCTGCTTGCTGCTGCTGGGCCACGCGCTGCCGCTCGGCCTCGACCGCGGCCTCTTGTGCCAGCCTGATGCGGTCCTGCTCGGCGCGTTCTTCTGCTTCGCGGCGCAGGCGGGCTAGTTCGGCCTGTTCTGCTTCATACTTCTGCCGCGCGGCCAAAGCTTCACGCAGCGCAGCCAGCACCTGGTCTTTCACCTGGCCAGCCTCGGCGGCGAACTCTTCCCAGGAGTCGTCCAAAGCCACGCTTTCGACCCTGGCGATGCTGCTCAGCAGTTCCTCGGTGTTTAGGGAACCAAGATCTGAAGCTTCGGCGCGAAGGCCAAGCATCCGCATCTCATGCCCTTTAACTCGCTCGGCCTCGGCCTGCTCCCACTCGGTGAGTGGCCGGCGCGTCTCGTCCCGCAGCGCGTCCATTTTGGTCACGAACTCGCGCAGTTCAGCTTCGACCACCTTCGGCATTTCCTTGAGCCGGCGCAGGTAGTCGCGGCCGGGCTTCTCGACGGCCGTCTTCGACTTGCTGACCTTCGCGGCAAGGCTGGCGATGCGTTCGCGGCCCTTGCGGGTGGTCAGGTCAGGCACTTCGCCTTCGACCTCAGCCTTCACCAGGTCGATGAATTGCTTCAGGCCGCCGGCCACGTAAATGGCCGGGGCGTTCTCCTCGCTGATCTCTTCGATCGCGATCAGTTTCTGTTCTGCGGACATTAGAAAACCTCGCGCCAGGCCGGCGCCGTCAGTTGAAAGGGGAAATGCCAGGTCACCCAGGCACGGAGGTACGCTCCAGGCCCTGGCTGCGGTGGATGGTTGCGCGCTCTCGCCGCTTACGCTCCGGGTAGGTCCGGTTATCCCCTAAGGGCCCGCCGGGCTCGGGTGTGTGTGATTCAGATGTACTCGATCTCTTCCTCATCCACGCTGATCGCGTAGGCGGGATAGAACTCGCTCAGCTCATTGCGGCGCGCTGCGGCGATGGCCTCTTCACGAGTCGGGAATTTGGCGATGTTGTCGTGCTCATCAACGATATTGATGAAATGGCCGTTGTTCTCGCGCAGGTCGATCAGGACAATCCAGGACATGCGAAACTCCCGCGCCATCCATGCGGTGGGCGCTGATGTGATGTTTAATGAGTGATGGAACCAGCCAGTGCGCTGGCGAGCATGAAGAAGGTGCAGGTGAAGATCATGGAGAAGGAGCCGCGCCAGAACGCCATGCGCCTGACCTGCTGGCGGCTCACGTGCGGACCTCGTAGGCGAGGGTGCACATGCCGCAGAGGTAGGCCCGGCCCGACCAGGCCGCCGGGTTCTCGATGTGAGCGAGGCGCGCTTGGTTCATGGCGTCTTCCATGGTCAGGCCCTTGAAGACCATCAGGATTCGGTCGTCTGGCACGGCCTGGGCGACCTCGGCCACCTGGTCGTCGATGTTCGACGGAAAAATCGGCGTGGTCATGATGCCTCCTGCTTGCGGTAGCCCGCGTCGTAGAGATTGAACGCATCAACGTTTGTCAGGCTTCCTGCTATCGCGCACATGGCGTATGCCGATGATTCGCGCTCTTCCGCCGCGATTTGCTCGGGCGTGCGAACAGGGCGCACTTCGACGGCATGCGCATACGCGGTGCACAGCCCGTTGATTGCTGGCTCGCCAGCCCAGTCCCAGACAATCACATTGCGAGATGCGAATACGACAGTTGCCTGCGACCACTCGGTTTCTGCTGCGACGTTGCGCAGCTCGCATACAGTGCCAGCCGGCGGAATACCTTCGCCATTCCACTCCGGGCGCTTGACCAATGGGCGATTACAGTCGTCGATGCGCAGGCCGTACACGGTATGAAGAGGCACGGTCCAGCCGCGCTTGATGTTGAAAAGAAGCAGCGCCTCGCCAATCTCGCGCAGGAAGTTCTGGTCCACCGGGTCGAAGTGGGTCGCTTCAGGGCAGCTTGCCCAGTCAATGCCGCTCATGCAGCCTCCTTGCGCCGAACGGCAATACGCCGAATGCGCTCGCAGTAGTGTTTGAATTCCTCGGCGTCGATGACGAGGATGGAGAAGTAGGCGACGACCATCGTCTCGGCCTTCGCATCCTCCACCGGGCCAGAGCCCGGCAGAAGCATCGTCTCGATTGCGGCCTCGATGGCGCTGGTAGCGATGCTGTGAGGGCTCATAACCTTGCCTCGTCGGCGTCGTAGCTCAGGCCCTGGTCGACGTACTGCTCAAGCATTGCCTCGGCGATCTCGTACAGCTTGCCGTTTGCGTGATTGCTCTGGCCGACGATGTCCTCGACCATGCTTTTCACCGGGCCGCCGGTCAGGGCCTGTAGAAGAAGCTGGGCAAGGGCGGTGATGTCGTCCTGCTCGGCTTCCTGCAGCGACCGAAGGTGCTCGGCGACCTTGGCCACGAACTGCTCTTGGCGCACGCCCACTGGGCCGCCAAAACGCTGCGGGATCAGAACATCGCAGCCGCCGACGAGCTCCTCGGCCTTGCTCTCGATCCAGTTCTGCACCGCTTCCTGATACGCCGAGTCGTCTTCCGGCTCAGCATGGTCATACCGCCATTGTGCTGCTCGAAGTGCGCCCATGGTCGCCTCCAGGTGGTGGGTTACTCGGTGGGTGGGGAAGGGTCTTCGACGTGCTTCCAGGATTGGCCTTTGCAGGCCTGGATTGCTGTCTTCTTTGAAATATCAAAACGATCTGCCAGAGCCTTGTAGCTCCAGCCTGATGCGCGGAGTCGTCGCATAGAAATCACATCCGTCTCGGTAAGCTTCGATGCCCAGCAGGCCTCTCCCTTCGGTGGGTTGTTCCTGCCTTTAGCATCCCGATCGTCCATGTTTTCTTGCTTGGTTCCGGCAAACAGGTGATCAGGGTTTACACAGCACCTGTTGTCACATCGGTGACATACCTCCAAGCCCTCAGGGATTGGCCCTATGAAAACCTCGTGAGAAAGGCGATGGGCAGAAACGCTTTTCCTGGAGCCCAGGGCGCGGGAGCCAATGACAAGCCGGCCATAGCCATTTCGTGTCGACCCGGTCCAGTTCCAGCATCCATTCGCATCCTTCTGGATCATTCGGCGGATGCGCTCTTCATGGCTGTATACCTGCTGGCCTCTGATCTTCATCGATCACTCCGGGGGTGAAGGCAGGCACTGCCAGTGGGTGACTTCGTTCATCTCGCCGTCGAAATCCGCCTCGTACTCCCCTTCGCCATTGTCACGAAGAGGGTGGAAGCAGCCTTCGTCGTAGATGACTGGCTCAACCCACCGGCCTCCGCCGCAAGATTCGAACCTGAACCCACTCGCAAGCACTACAACACCAGCTGCTGGCAACCTGTCGCTACACTTGATCCAGCCGCTCATGGCTTCACCCGTGCTTTGTCGATGGCGTCCAGCTGCTCAGCCCAAGACTCGGTGAAGTCGCGGTAATCACCGCTGTCGAGCCACTGAGCATTAACAGAATCAACGTCACCGCTTGGGCTGATGCGCAGAAGCCAGTCTTCGAAAATGCGTTGCTCGGCGCTCTCTACCACCGATACCAGCGCAGTGAGCAGATCTGGGGCGGCTGCGATCAGGCGGGCATTGGCTTCTAGCTCTTTGTCAGCAGGGTTGAATGCTGATGGGTAGTCTGCGTAAAGACACGCATGCCTTACTGTTTCATCATCCGGCCGCCGCGGTGGGAATGGCCCTATTCGATGACAAATACCAACTGAAGTCTGGATGGTGTCCAGTACCCAAGGCCCTGGAGTGTGTTCGCTCATAGTGTGAACCTCAGTAGGACCGCATGAGGCAGATGCCAGCGCAGGTGACCAAACCTCCTGCGAGCCGTGAGAGCGCAGGGCTGGAGCCTGTCTGATGCGGTCGTATGTGAAGGGAAGGGGTGGATCGTGAAAGCCCGAGGATTCCCCGGGCTTTCTTCCATAGGCTCAATGCCTTATCAGAGTCGAGAGTTCTTGGCGGGACACAGCCTCCAGAACGGCCTGTGCCCCGATGGATGTTCGCCAGCGCTCTCGATGAATGCGCAGTGGACCGGTAGGCAGGCCGCTTTCAGGATGAGGTTCTGGCCTCATGTGGCTGAGCGCTGCGCCGATCAGGATTAGAAGGAGCATGTGGTACTCCAGTTGGGATGCGGGATGCATCGGGGTGTGATCTGCGCGGAAGGCAAGCCCCGCTTGGCGCCTGAGAGTGCGCCCCCTCAAGCCACGCTCCGGTGATTACTCACTGCCTGGTCGTGGTCTCGCTTTCTTCCCGAGGTTGCGAACCCTCGTGTCTCGGCTAGGTGCCAGCGCCTTAATGTCTGCTGGCGGTTTCAGATCACACTCCGATGCAGCCAGCGATGGGGAGCAGGGCATCGGGCCGTCTTTCCGGCTGTCAGGGAATCAGCGCTTGCCCAAGACCGCCTTGGTAACGACCTTGGGGAATTTCTTGGTGCGGATCTCGTTAGCCTGCTTGTCAGTCAGCAGCCCGGCCAGATACAGCGTGGTGATTGAGGTGTTGATGTGGTCGAGGCGCTTTGCCTCGTCGGCGTTCATTTCTGGGAACTGCTGCGCGAAGGGCCGCGCTGCCCAGCCTTGCTCGAACGTGCCTGACATTGTCTTGCCCTCTGCTATTCAGTGGATTCCCCCTGATGCGCCCCGCTTGAGGCGCACCGGGGAATCGTCTGCACTACTGAGCGGTGCGGATTTCAGCCCGTGGCACCCAGCCGTTTGGCATCTTCACCATGCAGCCGACAAAGGCTGCGTAGCGGGTATCGCGTTCGGTTTGGTAGCCGTACCAGGAGCAAGAGGCCCTGTTCACGGCAGCCGTGACGATGATCAAGAAGACCAGAAAGGCCAGCATGATCAGGATCACCGAGGCCGTGACGTTGCGCCTGGCCCAAGCCTTCATAGGTAATCCTTGAGGCGAAGGTTCAGCTTCGCTGCTGCGCGCTCCAACACTGCAACTTCTGCTGGCTCAATCTCACCATCAGCCTCGGCGATGGTGAGCATGAAGTTGATCACCGTTTCAGCGTCGGTAGGGGTGTGCGCCAGATCGGCCAGCTCTCGCTCGGCGTTCATGCGGATGATGCGGGCGCCGCCCTCGTTGAAGTCGGCCTTGGCCTTGTCGATCAGGTTGCCCAGCTCAGCGCCGAAGCCCTGAAGCTTTGGCTCGTTGCGTAGCAGGCGGTCGATCTTGTCCAGCTCAGCAGGCTCAATTTCGCCATCAGCGGCAGCAACGTAGAAGCAGCCGTACACCACAGCCTGGAGCAGGTCGCGGTTTTCCAGCTTGCCCAGGGCGGCCCGCGCTTCACGGCCTTTACCAAAGATCTTTTTCAGTCCGAACATGGTGAATCCTCGTTGTGTGGTGCGGTTGATTTCCCGGATGCCACTCATGGAATGGCACCTGGTGAAATCCCGGCCTCGCTACTGGCGACAGGCCGGGGTATTGCATCAGCGGTGATCGTCTTTTCGGGTGGGCCTACCATTTGGCCGATGCGCGGTGACATCGACGGCCCTACTTTCCGCTGCCTGTCATGGTTACGGGCGCAGCCTTCAGGCTTGCTGCGCCTCACGGGCGAATCGTCCGGTTACTTCATGGTGAAATCTCCTATTGCTCGCTCACTGGGCAGGCAGTGGCCACCTATCAGAATCTGGTGTTTCTCCCATTACCGCCGGGTTGGCGGGGCGCATTGCTTGCCGGGTCATTCACTCGGTTCAGGCATTTCGCCTTCGTCAGCCGTACAGGGTTCTCCCTGTCGTGGGCAGCCTTTCGGGGCTGTCTGGCGCCGGTCGCCGGTAGAGGCAATGCGGTCTGTTCACCAGTTCCAGAGCTGGCATGGGGATCGAATTTCTTGCTCGCGCTGTGCCGTTGCCGGGATCGATCCGCGAGGTTCCCATCAATGTTAAAGAGCGGTGAGGCTTGAGGGCCTCCCGAGGGGCTGTGTAGCACCGCCCGGTGATGTGAACATTAGGCATTCCTTCTTTTGTCGTCAATAGGCATTCCTAACTTTTTTCACGTAGACACAAAAAAGCCCGCGCGGGGCGGGCTTCAGGCGGCGGATTTTTTACTTCGAGAATTTAACCTCGGTGGCCAGAGCCTGCTTGGCGGCCTGGTACTCAGACTTTGCACGATGGTCAGGAGCGCGGTATGGGCTCATCGAGGAAAGATAGGCGGACCACTTGGCGTAAAGATCCTTACTCAGCTCCATCTGCTTGGCCGGCAGCTTGGACGCTTTCAGTCGAGCTACAGCCTCATTGCCCTGGGCGTGGGCGAATTTCACGCACTCCATGAATGAGTTGCTGTACTCGGTTTGCAGGTCGCGCAGGCCATATCGAACAGCGTCGCGCCCAAGCATTGCCTCCAGATCACACTGGAATGCCGGCATATCGAGCTGGCTGGCAAAGTTGGTCGCCTCTGGCGATTCCTTGTCATAGGTGTAGGGGCGCGGTTTGAAAACGTGAGGCTCTTTCTTGGCTGGCGCTGCGGCATATCCGCCGGAGCCAGGCTGAACCGGAGCGCAGCCAGCCAGAAAGGTTGCAGAAATGATAAATGCGGCCAGGGCGTTTCGCATGACTCTCTCCTTGAGGAAAGGCACCATGCTATCACTACGTGAAGCCTGAACGGTCTACAGGAAGATCGACTTCGGCATTTTACCATCAACCACTGTCCCCACAATCTCCCAGGCGTCATCGACTGCGCGGGTAGGGTAGGCAGAGTTCAAAGGCTTCAAATAGAGCTCACCAGCATCGCGCATCAGCTGCTTGAACGTTGCTTCATTGGTGCTGATCATCCTGGCGACAACGAACTGTCCAGGCCTTGGCTCGATATCCGGGGCTATCAGGATCAGGAAACCCTCGGGGAATGACGGGCTACCAGACGAGACAGTCATTGAGTCGCCCATCACCCTCAGCCAGAACGCATCCTCCCCAGCCCATACATCTGAGGTGTGCTGAGGGCATAGCGCAACGTTACCCATCTCAACCGCCTCCCTTGCGGCGCCCGCCTGAACCCAGCTGATCTCCGGGTAGGAAAAGGACCTGGTTGGCTGTAGCGCAGTCTCTACATTCGATCCCTCGGCCAGGCCTGCGGACTTACGCACTGGCCCGCGACCCGTAGCAAGCCACTTGGGCGCAACCCCCAGAAAGTCGGCAGCAAGAAGCAGGTTCTGACCCTCGATGGTCTTGGTTTTTCCTGAAAGCCAGTCGTTTACGGATGGCGGCTTGATGCCGCACGCCCGCGCCAAAGCGGCCTGCGAGATTTTCGGAGGCCCGGCCATGATCTGCCGGAGTCGTTCTTGAAGTGTGCTCATTAGGGGAGCCTAACAGCTGCCATCTAAGGTATTCCTATTGACCTGCATAAAAGGTATGCCTAATATCTCTACCTAAGATTCCAGCCGGAGAGACCAGGCATGAACCCCAGCGCAATTATCGACGCTCTGGGCGGGACATTTCGCGTAGCCGAGCTGTGCGAGGTGCGCCCGCCATCGGTGAGCGATTGGAAAAAGCACGGCATTCCTCGTGCCCGAATGATGTTCCTGCGCGTAGCTCGCCCGGACGTCTTCAAGGCTCTGGAGGAAGAAGCCCAGGAAGAAGCTTCCCAGCCCAGCGCTAGCGCAAAGAAAACCGCTGCTTAACCACTTTCAACCACAAAGGAACCCACCGTGTCGTACTTCGACCCCGACCACCTGCACAACAAGCCCACCAAGGTTCGCTTGGATGAGGCTGCCGACGATCTGCTGTCGGCGATGGCTCGCTTCAAGCGCACGCAGAAGGCAGTGCTCGCCAGGGAAATTCTGGAGCGCGGTCTCGACCAGATGATGCAAGAGCTTAACGCGAAGACTGACGTGGCCTGAAGTGGCCGAGGAGGCCCTGTGCCAGAAAGCAAAGAGCTGGAGATCCAGCTCGACGGGAAGGGCAATTCGGATCTGGCGTATCTCGCCAGGCAGAAGGGCTTAACCCCTGAGCAACTGGCGGCACAAATCATCAATGAGGCTCTCAACCGGATGACGAGAACAGAGCCTGGCCGAAGCAATGTTCGGTCGTTTCGCAAGGGCTAATAAGCCCCTGAGGGACTCATGAGGAACTGCCGTTGAACGCAGCAAAACCCAAACCGCAGATACGAAAAAGCCGACGGGCTAGGTCGGCTGATTCAACTGCATTCGTAACGCTTGTGTGAGGTCATCTTATATGCACCAGACCATCCAAAGCAATACCGTGGCTCTCGCGCCACAAAATGCGAACCACGATTTCGTGGCGCGCACGATGTCCCTCACCCTGGGAGGCGTGAAGATCAAGCAGGACATTGAGGGCCGGTACTGCCTCAACGATCTGCACAAGGCGGCCGTGGCCGATGGAGCGAACAAGCGCACCAAAGAGCCGGGCAAGTTCATGGCTACGGAATCCTTCACCGAAATGGTGGCTGAGTTAACTACCCAAAATCCGGGTAGTTTGCCGGTGGTGACTATTGAGGGCCGAAATGGCGGCACCTATGTCGTCAAGGAACTGATCTACGCCTACGCAATGTGGGTGAACGCCAAGTTCCACCTGCACGTTATCCGCACCTTCGATGCCGTGGTTGTCGGTCACATCCAGCTGGTGGAAGGGCGCCAGGCCCGCGAGCGCGCACGTCTTGAGGCTCCGGCCCTGACCGATGCCATCAAGCATGGCCGCATGTCTGTCGGCAAGGAAGTGAAGCACTACCACTTCAGCAACGAGTTCGACCTGATCAACCGCATCGCACTGGGAATGCCCTCGAAGGCGTACCGTGCAGCGCACTGCATCAGCCCGACCGACTCTATCCGCGACCACCTGACTCCGTGCGAAATCCGCTGCATCGAGCATCTTCAGCGCGTGAATGCCTCCCTGATTGACGTAGGCATGGACTTCGAGTCGCGCAAGAAGAAGCTGAGCCAGATCTACATCCAGCGTCACAGCCGTGCGCTGCTGTCCGAAATCAAGCGCCTGGAGTTCTGACCATGACCACCATGACCTATCAGCAACTGGTAGAGCGGGCGGCCATGACGGCCCTTGACCTGCATAAGGCTTCAACGGCAACCAAGGCCCTCAAGGCTGAACTGCGCTCGTTGTACGACACCTACTTCCAGGCCCATGGGCGACCGGAGGGGAAATTCGATCCAGATAACGACGCCTTCCTGCCGGTGATGATGTTCACCAATGCCCAATACGACCGCGTCCAAGTAGCGAAGAAGGCCGAATACAACGCGAAGCGCCGCCATGAGCGGGCTGTAGCGTCTCTCGCCTCTGCATGTGAGTGCGCCGGGGACGGCCTGCACACCCACGACAAGGCCGTGCGGGGTGCAGCATGAGCGATTTCGTCACACAGAAGAGCGTCAAGGCCAGAAAGCAGCACAACTGTAGCGAGTGCAAGGGGTTCATCCCTGCTGGGGAGCGCTACATGCTCATTTCCGGCGCCTTCGAAGGCCAGGGCTTCAGCTTCAAGCGCTGCGGCGCATGTCATCACGCTTTCGTCTGGCTCGACATGACCTTGAGGCTCGGGCCTTACGGCATGCCGCCTGACGAAGGAATCGAGTTCGGCGCTCTGCGCGCTGAACTTGCCGAGTATGCCTGCGAGTCTCGATTTACTGACCCCGAGCCACTCAAGCACCTTCACGGCATGGCCGAGCGATACACCGCCGCCCAGAACACCCAGGAGGCCCAATGATGGCCAGATCCCGAAACATCAAGCCAGGGTTCTTCTCGAACGAACACCTGGCAGAGCTGGACTTTGCCACTCGCCTCCTGTTCATCGGCCTATGGACCGAAGCTGACAGGGAAGGGCGCCTGGAAGATCGCCCGCGCCGCCTCAAGATGGCGCTGTTCCCGGCTGACAACGTCGACCTCGATCGCATGCTCGATGACCTAGATCATTTGGGGTTCATCAAGCGGTACACCGTTGGTGAGCTCAAGGCCATCCAGGTGGTTAACTGGGCGAAACACCAGAACCCGCACGTCAAGGAAGCCAAGAGCACTATCCCTGAAATGCCCGTCGTAGACGCATGCCAGGGAAAACATGAGGAAAGCACCGTGCAAGCACCAGACTCGCACAGTTCTTTCCCTGCTGATTCCCTCTCTCTTGATTCCGGATTCCTGATTCCTGATTCCCTCAACCCGTCACCCGCGCCGGTGGATTCCGCCGAGCTGTTCGCGCGGTTCTGGAAGCTGTATCCGCGCAAGGTCGGGAAGGACAAAGCCGAGAAGGCCTGGGCAAAGCTCAAGCTCACTGCGGACCTGTTCGACACCATTGTCACCGCTCTGGCCAAGCATCGGCAGTTGCCCGGCTGGACCAAGGACAACGGCCAGTTCATCCCGCACGCGGCCACCTGGCTCAACGGCAAGCGCTGGGAAGACGAGGTCGAGGTTCCTGCTGACAACGTCCATCACCTGCCAGCCAGCCGCCACCACGGCTTTGCTGAGCGCGACTACACCTCAGGCTTGAAGCGTCGGGAGGACGGCAGCTATGCGCTCTGAAAAAGTCGTCCAGATCGATCAGGGCGCAGTCGTTGCCCGCATCCAGCCAGCCGAGTGCGAGAAGCACGGCCCCTTCGAGCAGAAGGTCACCATGCTGCTCGGCAAGGCACTGCGCAGCCACTGCCCTGAATGCGCTCGCATTGCCAAGGAGGATCGTGAGGCGCGCGCAGAAGCCGAGCAGGCCCTGAACGTGCGCCTGGCCATCTCCCGCAAGCTGGGCGACTCGCTGATCCCGAAACGCTTTGCTGATCGCTCCCTGGCGAACTACAAGGCCGAGCACAAGGGCCAGGCTGAGGCCCTGCGCTTCTGCCGGCACTACGTGAAGACCTTCGACCAGATCGCCGAGAACGGGCGCTGCATGGTGCTCCTGGGCAAGCCAGGCACCGGCAAGACCCACCTGGGCGCCGGCATGGCTAACGACCTCATGCGCAATACGTCGCACTCGGCTGTGTACCGCACTGTCGGCTCGATCCTGCAAGCCATCCGCGCGACCTACGACCGCTCCAGCGAGGCGACCGAGGCGAGCATCCTGGCCAGCCTGATCGAGCCTTCCCTGCTGGTACTGGACGAAGTCGGCGTGAGCAAGGAGCAGCCGAGCGACTTCGAGCTGACGACCCTGTTCGCGATCATCAACGGTCGGTACGAGCAGGTTAAGCCCACGGTGGTCATTTCCAACCTGGGCCCCGAGCAGTTGCCGGTTGCCATGGGCGAGCGCTGCGTCGATCGCCTGCGCGAGGGCGGGATGATCGTCGTGCCATTCGAGTGGGAATCGCACCGCGGCAAGGAGGCCATCTGATGACCCCTGCACAGGAAATCACAGTCGCCCAGCTCAATAGCCAGGGCTTCGCGAAGGTCGTGGAAGGCCGCGAAATCGTCCGCATGACCAAGGGCGCAGACCGCCGTGTCGTCATGGCCGATGGCAGCCAGAAACGCGGGTATCACGTTGAGTTTGAGCGCGCCGGGCAGCCGGCCGGGGAGGGGGTGTGAGCATGCGCCGAGAAGAATTCGAGAAGGCCTACGCCGAAGCCCACGACATGCGTGTCGAGGATTTCGTCCAGTACCGGATGGGCGATACGTACCGGCTGCCCATGATCGCGAAGTGCTGGCAATTCTGGCAGATGGCGATCCAGGCAGGGCTGAGGCCCTTGCAATCCACCCAATCTGACCACGTTGTTGGCTACGCAGATGGTTGCCTTGTCTGCGGAAAATGGGGCGGACACTTCGGCCTGCCATGTCCGCGCACGACCCCTATGGCCTCGCAGGAGCAGCACTGATGGACACCAACAAGATACGCGACATCAGCCGCGAGCAGTTCGAGGCGTACCGCGACAAGCGCAATGCCGAGCTTGAGGCGGAAGGCCATAAGCCGGGTAGCAGGTGGCACATCAGCAATGCGCACTATCCAGCCTGGCAGGCCTCCCGCGAGGCCGTGGTGGTGGAGCTTCCTGAACTGCGCTCCGTACACGATCGAGACTGCTGGTCCAGAACCAACGGGCTTGGATTCAACAATGCGCTGAAGGAAGCGCGTCAGGTGATCGAGGCTCAGGGCCTGAAGGTCGAGGTGAAACCATGACCATCGACAAAGCAAAGCTGAAGGCGCTGGCCGAGGCTGCAACACCTGGTCGCCATTACGATCGCCTTGAATCTGCTGGCGGAGGAATCAAGTACGAGTGCACTGGCGACGATGGTTCTCTGGTGCTCAAGGTTGACCACAAGAACAATGAGTTCGGCTTTGTGGGCGACCGTGGCGAGGCTGACGAGGCATTTTTCCTTGCATGCGGTCCTGCCACCATCCTTGCCCTGCTCGCGGAGATCGAGCGATTGGAGAAGTTCGAGGATTGGTTTGTCCGTCTTGACCAGGCAGAGCAATCGCTATCGGCATCGTTCAAGGCCGAGCGCGACCAGCTCAAGGCCGAGAACGAAGACTACAAGTCCGGGCAGGAGCGCTATGAGCAGATCATTGAAGATCTCAAGGCTGAGATCGAGGCGCTGCGCAAGGCCTTGGGCGAAATCAGCGGCCAGGTTGACGGAAATATCAGATGCGCTGTCCGTGACGTAGTGAACTGCCGAGGCGATGTGCAGGACATCTACGGCTACTGCGACAACATTGACGAGATCATTGAGGCGGCCATGGCCAAGGAGACGAACCATGGCTGAGAAGATCAGCGTCAACAGCCAGGCCAAGCTCTCCGAGGCCGTGACCATGCTCACCCGCATGTTCCGCGACAAGAAGTTCGTCGTGGTCAGCATGCGCCCGGGCAAGGACCGCACCCTGGATCAAAACGCATTGTGGTTCGCCATGTACGACCGAATCGCCAAGAGCACCGAGATGGGCGACATCGAGGATGTGCGCCGGTACTGCAAGCTGCACTTCGGCGTGCCGATTATGCGCGCTGGCTGCGATGAGTTCCGCACCGGCTGGGCTGAGTCGTTCATCCACCTGCCGTATGAGGTGAAGCTGCGCCTGATGGGGCCGTGCGCGATGTTCGGGCCCGATGGCTTCCCGGTAACCCGCCTGTTCGACCGAGCCCAGGGCTGCCAGTACACCGACCGCATCGTCGCCGAGTTCGCACCGCAGGGCGTGGTGTTCAGTGACTTGCTCAGCGAGGAGGCGGCATGAGCCATCAATTCAAGCCGGGTGACCTGGCGCTGATCATCAATTCAGCGGCGCCCGAGAACATCGGAAAGACAGTTCGTCTGGTCGAGTTCATCGCAGCGCACGGCGAGCCATTCATTCACGAGGGCGTGAGATTTAGCCCTAGGAAGGAGCCCACGTGGATTGTGGAGACCTTGGATGGTTCCAAGACTCTTTGTGGCGGTTACATCCAGCGGACCATCATGGTCAGCTCTGGTCCGTGTCGGCAGCAGTGGCTGATGCCCTTGCGCGGCGACTTCGCCCCCGAGCAGCAGAAAGCCAAGGAGGCCGAGCCATGCGCGTAGTCAGCAAGAAGGTGCGGGAGAGCGCACGCGGCCAGGACTGCACTGTCCGCATTCCAGGCATCTGCAACTTCAACCCGGACACCACCGTGCTGGCTCACCTGCCATGCGGGCAGAAGGGCATGGGCATGAAGGGCTTCGACACCGTGGCAGTTTACGCCTGCAGCGCTTGCCACGACGTGCTCGATGGCCGTGGAAAGGCGAAGTGGACTGGTCCGACATGCCACGGGCGATCGCTGAGACTCATGAGGCCCTGATCCGGGCCGGCATTTTGACCGTGAAGGGGGCCGCATGACGGAACTGACACTACCGTGGCCCCCGGCCGCATGCAGCCCGAATGCCCGGGTGCACTGGACCAGGAAGAGCAAGGCGGCCAAGTCCTACCGGGCAGCCTGCCACCTGCTGGCGAAGCAGGCCGGTATCCAGGCGCCGGAAGGTGATGCGCTGCTCATGCTCGAATTCGTACCGCCAGACCGCCGCCGGCGCGACGACGACAACCTGCTGGCGATGTTCAAGGCTGGCCGTGACGGCCTGGCTGATGCCCTGGGCATCGATGACAACGTATTCGCTACCCAGATCAGGGTGAGCAAGGAAACCATCAAGGGCGGCGCTGTGCGCGTCCGTATCCAGGCACAGGAGGCTGCAGCATGACACCAGCATGGGGATTCCTGATTTTGGCCACCCTGGTGGTGGTGGGTGGCGTGGCGTTGTCCTGGGCGGCCTCGGTTCGCCGCAAGCGCAGCTACGAAGAATTCATTTTGAGCAAGGCCAAGCGGGCAGGGGGCAATCAATGAGCTATCAGAACGTGATTTCAGCGGTGGTTCGCGCCCTGGCGGCCGAGACCATCAACAGTGCTGGCGGGTGCGACTTCGAGCCGAAGGTCCAAGCGGCGAAGCAGAAGGGCGCCATCGTGGGCAAGGAGGCTGCCTTCCTCTTCGACTGCATGGTGTTCAGCCGGCTGCACAAAAACCTCACCTCGGAGCACTGGCGGCACTTGGTGGCGAAGTATTCGACGCACGTCGACCGCAAGCACGCCGCGATCGAGGAAATCACCCGCTCTCATCGCTCGCCGGCACCGGAGCGTTTCCGCCACTGCGCGATCCTGACCTGGGCCATGCCCAAGCTGCCTGGGGTAGATGGCAAGCGCAGCACGAGCGTCCTGCCGGCGGCCTGGTACGACATGTCGAACTGGGGCAACGATGGCCGACCCGAGTCGACTCTTCGTCGGTGGCGGAACGAGATCAGGAAAGCCCTGGAGAAGGAGGTCAACGACGCCCTGGTTGAGGCTCAGCACATTCTGGAGGCGGAAGGCCTGCTGATTGGAGATGCCGCATGACAATCACGCACGAAAAGCTCAGGGAGCGGTACCACTACAGCCGCATGGCTGGCGTTTTTGAGAAGCGGGTAGGATCAAAGCGCAAGGGGTACAAGTGGGTCTTGGTGGGGTATGTCGTTGATGACTCCGGGTATCAGGTGGTTAGCGTCGGCGGGAAAAGATACCTCGCTCACCGGCTTGCATGGTTCTACGTGCATGGCGAATGGCCTGACGGCCATATTGACCATAAGGACGGGGATAGGCTGAACAATGCGATCTCCAACCTGCGTATAGCTACGCCTGCGCAGAATGCCCACAACTCGCAGACGCCTACTAGCAACAAATCTGGAGTCAAAGGGGTGAGTTTCTCCGGAGGGAGCTGGACTGCGCAGGTCGCGGTAAATCGCAAGCCTGTTTTCATGAAGCGGTTCAAGACCAAGGAAGAAGCAGAGAAAGCCGTGCGCATAGCCAGGATCGAAGCGCATGGTGAGTTTGCAAATCATGGGGTTCATGGATATATCGCAGAAGAGGCTTGCAATTTAATGATCAAATGATCAGTATTACTCCCATCCTGTCATTCCTGCGCGTGTTGAGGAGTGACACAAAAAGCCCGGCCATTGCGCTGGGCTTTTTCGCTTATGCGGATGGATGCGCCGTCAGGCGGTGTTGTGGAAAGGGCGCGCGACGGACGAGCAAGGGTGCTGGCCACCTACCTGATCGAGCCGCTACAAGAAGACCACGACGTAGCTCTACCTGGAGATAGACACCAGGCATCCGCACCAATCCAAGACCCGGCCACTGAGCCGGGTTTTTATTGCCCGAAGAGGGCCTCAAGAGTCCCGGCCAAGCGCCGGGATTTTTGTTTCATCGACGCAACTGCAGCCAGGGCAGGCCCTAACGGGACGGCCTGGACACTGATTAGCCGGATAGCGGCCGCAAGGCCCGTGCAGTGCAACGGAAAAACACCGGCAGCCCGCGCACCCTGACCTCACATGCTTTCAGGGTGGCGCGTGACCGGATCGGCGAGACCAGTGCAGTAGGGTGCTGGCGCCAGGATGGTCTTCGGTGGGCGGCGTGGGAAGACACGCAAAGCAGCGGATGTAGCTCAATCGGTTAGATCGCCGTCCTTCCAAGTCGGAGGCTCAGGGTTCGAGTCCCTGTATCCGCTCCAATTTCGTTATGTGCTGCTCCGCACGCTTGCCCGGTCCTCAATAGGGCCTTACCGGGCCTTTTCTTCTTGCCGCCCCTCAGGGGATATCGAGTATGTCCAACATGCCAGACAAACCAGACACCTGGGCGATTGCTCTTGCGTGGTTGAGCCAGCATTCGCCCCTCCTGTACGCGGCAGGCCTTTCCTGCGCCATGGCTGTTTTGCGAATCACCTACGGAGGTGGCACCCGTCGCCAGATGCTGGTCGAGGGTGCGATCTGCGGCGGCCTGACCCTGACGATCATCAGCGGCCTGGAGTTCTTCGGCCTGCCGCAGAGCATGTCCACCTTCGTAGGTGGATGGGTCGGCTTCCTCGGTGTCGAGAAGGTGCGCAACATTGCCGACCGCGTCACTGACTTCAAGCTGCCGGCCCGCAAGGCTGATTGATCCGCGCCACAAATTCGACATGCGCCGTTTCGTGGCGCGAGGACAGGCAAATGGCATCGGTCACCGTGCGCATCGCTTGCCGCCATAAGTGGTGGCTCAAGTACTACCTGGCCGGCGTCCTCGTCATGGCCAGGCTGACTGGCCGAGAGCCATGCCCTGAGCGCTTCAGCTACTGGGTGGGGCGCGGCATCAAGATCGAGGTTCATCCTGAATGACCACCATCGCGTACAAGGACGGCGTGATCGCCTACGACTCTCGGGTAACCCGCGGCGACCTGATCACCGATGACGACTGCGACAAGTGCATTGAGCGCGACGGCGTGAAGTTCTTCTTATCCGGCGCCCTCTGTGACTATGACGCGTTGGTAGGGGCCTACTTCGGGACTGCGCCGACTGGAAAAGTCGACGCCTCGGCAATCGTCGTGGATAGCGGCAACCTGATCATGGTTGCTGTGGATGACGACACCGGGCTTTGGAAGTCACCAATCAAGCCTGATCGGCCGTATGCCATCGGCAGCGGCACGCCATACGCGTTCGCTGCGATGGACATGGGCGCATCCGCCGAGAAGGCGGTCGAGATGGCGGCAAGGCGCGACACCAGCACCGGTGGAAAGGTTCGTACTATGAGGATTGACCAGCATGGAAAGGCCAGTTCCTCCGGCTGATCTCCTTGAGCTGACCGAGTTATCGGTTCTCGGCACCAGGCTTCAGCCGGCGCCAGAGATAGGCGAATGGGTACAGGCAGCGATCCTCAGCGAGGTTGGCGAACTGCACAACCATGATCATGCACACCTGATCGACGCTCCGCTGCGCTTTCTGTGGGCATCTTCCTGCTTCGAAAAGCAAGGTCGGACGGTAGTTGGCCAGGCCGAAGCGGTGATGTTCCGCGCTGGCGGATGGCAGAAGGCCCGACAAGAGCAACAGATGATCGACTGGTTCGGCGAGGTACCGGGCTTCGTCATCACCCTGGCTGCCGATTACTGCTCCCAGTGCTCCGACACCGAGTTCTGCGCTCTCGTCGAGCATGAGCTTTACCACATAGCCCAAAAACTCGATCAATACGGCGCGCCCAAGTTCACCCAGGACGGCTTGCCCAGTCTGACAATCCGCTCACACGACGTGGAAGAGTTCGTCGGCGTGGTCCGCCGCTACGGTGCCAGTCACGACGTACAGCAGCTGATCGAAGCTGCAAGCCGGCCGCCAGAGGTGGCCAAGATCAACATTTCGAGGGCCTGCGGAACCTGCCTACTCAAGTCGGCCTGATTTTTGACAGGTTTTGACGGATGACAAACCCATGGCAGCACTACGAAGCGAGGTCAAAGCCTTCATTGTTCAGGCTCTGGCCTGCTTCGATTCACCCAGCCAGGTGGTGGAGGCCGTCAAGAAGGAATTCGGGGTCGAGGTGAGTCGCCAGCAGTGCGAGTCGCATGACCCCACCAAGTATGCAGGCAGGGGGCTGGCCCAGAAGTGGGCTGACCTGTTCCATGAATGCCGAAAGCGCTTTCGTGAAGAGACCGCAGACATCCCAATTGCTAACCGGGCGTTTCGGCTGCGCGGGCTTGGGCGAATGGCCGAGAAGGCCGAGAGCATGCGAAACCTGGCGCTGACCGCTCAACTGTACGAGCAGGCGGCCAAAGAGGTCGGCGACATCTACGTGAACCGCCAGACCAAGAACGAGAATCCACACGACAACGTGCCGCCCACCCGGGTGCAGGTCGACGTGGTGGATGCGAGGAAGCCTGATGCCGTCACTTAACGTGCCCCAGGCCAACTTCCTCCGCATGGAGAACAAGTTCCGCGGCTTCGTGGCCGGGTTCGGCTCGGGAAAGACCTGGGTAGGCTGCGCGGCGCTGTGCAAGCACGTGTGGGAGTGGCCCCGGATCGACTCCGGCTACTTCGCGCCGACCTACCCGCAGATCCGCGACATCTTCTTCCCGACCATCGAGGAGGTCGCCTTCGACTGGGGCCTAAAGGTCAAGACGAAGGAGAGCGACAAGGAGGTCGAGTTCTACAGCGGCGGTCAGTACCGCAGCACGACCATCTGCCGCTCGATGGAGAAGCCACAGACCATCGTGGGTTTCAAGATCGGGCACGCCCTGGTCGATGAACTCGACGTTTTGCCCGCGCTGAAGGCTGAGCACGCCTGGCGCAAGATTATTGCCCGGATGCGTTACAACGTGCCCGGGCTGAAGAACGGCGTAGACGTGACCACGACCCCCGAGGGGTTCAAGTTCGTCTACCAGCAGTTCGTGAAGCAGCTGCGCGAGAAGCCAGCGATGCAGGGCATGTACGGCCTGGTGCAGGCCAGCACGTTCGACAACGAGCTGAACCTGCCGCCCGACTACATCCCGTCGCTGATGGAGTCGTATCCAGCCCAGCTGATCCTGGCCTACCTAAACGGCCAGTTCGTCAACCTGAACTCCGGGTCGATCTACCATGCCTACGACCGGAAGCTGAATTCCTGCTTCGACACAGTAGAGCCTGGAGAGCCCCTGTTCATCGGCATGGACTTCAACGTCGGCAAGATGGCGGCGATCGTCCATGTCAAACGGCCTGACGGAAGGCCCAGGGCCGTGGATGAGCTGATCGACGGCTTCGATACCCCGGACATGATCCGCCGCATCAAGGAGCGCTACTGGAGGCACAACGGCAACGTTTACGAGAAGACCTGCGAAATCAGGATCTACCCGGACGCCTCGGGCGGGTCACGCAAGTCGGTGAACGCCAGCGAGACGGACATCGCCATCCTGCGCCAGGCCGGGTTCAGCGTCATCGCGCCCGATGCCAACCCGCCAGTGAAGGACCGGATCAACGCCATGAACGCGATGTTCTGCAACGCGAATGGCGAGCGGCGTTACCTGATCAACCCGCTGCGCTGCCCGACCTATGCAGACGGCCTGGAGCAGCAGGTATGGGCGGCCAACGGTGAGCCAGACAAGAAATCTGGCTTGGACCACGCGAACGACGCGGGTGGCTACTTCATCCACCACGACTACCCAATTGAACGACCGGTCTTCACGACCCAATCCCTGAGAATGTGACCATGAGCGATAACCCGAGCATCACGCTGCCCGCTGTCGACGCGATGCGCGCCTACTGGGCCGTGATCTCGCCGCTCATGGGCGGGACAATGGCAATGCGCGCGGCGGGCAAGGCCCTGTTGCCGCAGTACCCCGCCGAAGATGACGAGGCCTACAAAGAGCGCCTGCGCCTTTCGACCCTGCTGCCGGCGTACTCCGAGACCGTGGGCAACATGACCTCCCGCGTGTTCGCTGAGCCGCTGCAGGTGGGCGACGATGTGCCAGAGGCCATTGTCGAGATGACTAAGGACATCGACCACGCCGGCAATGACCTCAACTCCTGGGCGGTCGGGTTCTTCACCGAGGGGCTGAGCCATGGCCTGTGCCATGCCTTCGTCGATCACCCGCCAGCGGGTGAGCTGAAGACCCAGGCAGACGAGCAGGCCGCTGGCGTGCGCCCCTATGTGGTGATGGTGAGGCCTGAGCAGGTACTGGGCTGGCGCTCCAAGGGCGGCGTGCTGTCCATGGTCCGCTACATCGAGGTGGTCGAGGAGGAAGATGGCGAGTTCGGCGCGAAATGCGTCGAGCAGATTCGCGTGCTGGAGCCTGGCTCTTGGCGAACCTATCGCAGGTCGGCCAAGGCCGCACGGGGCAAGCAGGCCGCAGCCGGCGGTACCTGGGAGCTGCACGAGGAAGGCACCAACAGCCTGGACGCGATCCCATGGGTCACCTTCTACACGGGGCGCACCGGTTTCATGACGGCCAAGCCGCCACTGATTGAGCTGGCGCACCTGAACGTGAAGCACTGGCAGAGCCAGAGCGACCAGGACAACATCCTGCATGTCATTCGCGTGCCAATCCTGGTTCGCATCGGAATCCAGACCCAGTACGACAACCAGGGGAAGGTGATCCCGCCAGAGTTCAAGGTGGGTACCGGCCAGCTGACCGATCTGCCCAAGGACGGTGACCTCAAGTACGTCGAGCATACCGGCCAGGCCGTCGAGTCGGGTCGCACCGCTCTGCAGGACCTGATCAACGAGATGCGCATGACCGGGGCCAAGCTGTTGACGCCGGACAAAACGGCTACCAAGACCGCCACACAGGCGGAGGAGGAGGCTGCTCAGGAGCTGTCCCCGCTGGCACGCATGGCGCACCACTTCGCCGACTGCTTGGCGCAGCTGCTCCAGTTCATGGCCGATTACCGCGGCTTGGGCGAGGGCGGCACCGTCGAGATGCGCGGCAACTTCGATGTCGATTACATGCCAGAGGTGTCGCTGCCGACCTTGGTCTCCATGGCCAATGCCGGGATGGTCAGCAAGGAGACGCTGTTCACCGAGATGCAGCGCCGTGGGGTGATCAGCGACGAATACGACTGGGACGATGAGCGGGCGAAGATTGAGGCCCAGGGCCCGGCACTCGGTACTCTGTGATGAAGACGGCCAACGAGAAGCTGCTGGATGAGCTGATCGGCCATGAGGTTGACCTGTCCAGGCTGAGCAACAGCCAGGTCGTGGCGATCATCAGGATCCTGAACAGTTCTGACCCTGAGCTGCGGGCAGCGCTCATTGCTGCCATCGACAGCCTGGATGCCGGCGCGTCCGTTGCAGCGATCGATGCCGCTCTGGCGCCCGTGCTGCGGATCAATCAATCGACGTTCTTTAGCCTGCAGCAGGCGCTCACAGGCGTCATCGACGGCGTGGCCAGTTACGAGATTGCCTTTCAGGCCGGCGCGCTGACAGCGGCTGTTCCTGAGCTTGTGCAGGCGCGATTCCCGGTTGCCGTGGCACAGTTCAGTCAGGTACGCGCCATTGCGCTGGCAAGGCCCTTCCAGGGGCGGCTGCTCAGCGAGTGGATGGCCGGCATTGAGGCTGAACGTGCTGCGTCGATCCGCGATGCCGTGCGGTCTGGCGTGCTTGAAGGACGCACGACGCCGGAGATCGTCAGGCAGATCATGGGTACCAAGGCGGAGAAGTACGCTGATGGCATCCTGCAGAAGTCTCGCCGGGAGATGGAAGCGGTTGTCCGGTCCGCGGTGTCCAGCACGGCGGAAACCGCCAGCGACAAGGCGTTCGAAGCCAACAGCGACATCATCAGCCATGTTGAATGGCTGAGTACGCTGGATAACCGGACATCGACGACCTGCCGAATCCGCGACCGTCTGCCGTACACGCTAGGCACCTATCGGCCCATCGGGCACAAGGTGCCGTGGCTGGCCGGCCCGGGCCGTATCCACTTCTGCTGCCGCTCGACCAAGCTGCCGATCCTAAAGAGCGCCCTGGCGTTGGGGATCAGCGACGCGGCGACCCGGGCGAGCATGGACGGGCAGGTGCCGCAGCAGACCACGTACGCACAATGGCTTGCACGCCAGCCTGCCGCCCGCCAGGACGAGATCCTCGGCCCGGAGCGGGGGAAGCTGCTGCGCCAGGACAAGCTGAAGCTGCAGGACTTCTACAACGACAAGGGCAAGTTCCTGACGCTCGATGAGCTGCGGGATCGGCTGTTGTAGCCCGCGCCACAAAACACCAAAGCGCCATTTCGTGGCGCGCAATTGCAAAGCCTCGCCCAGTGCGGGGCTTTTTCATGCCTGCGGTTCGGATGGACGGGGCGACCTGGGGCCGGATGGCTCACCAACAGGCCGGATGGCCCAGAGAGACGAGATGAAACTCAAAACCGTTGAAGTGGATGGCAAGCAGTACGCAGTGATCGAAGATGGCAAGCCCGTATACACCGATGACGACGGCAAGGACGTCGCCTTCGATGCAGTCGGCACTCGCAACACCATCACCCGGCTGAATGCCGAGGCGAAGTCGCACCGTGAGCGCGCGGATAGCTTCGAGAAAACTGCGAAGGCGTTCGAAGGGATCGAAGATGCTGCGGCCGCCAAGAAAGCCCTGGAGATCGTTGCCAACCTCGACGCCAAGAAGCTGGTGGATGCCGGCGAGATCGAGAAGGTGAAGGGCGAAATCAGCAAGGCCTTCCAAACCCAGCTGGATGAAGCCAACGGCAAGGCGCAGACCTTCGAGCAGCAGCTGTATGCCGAGAAGATCGGCGGCAGCTTCGCGCGCTCCCAGTTCATCGCCGAGAAGATGGCTGTTCCCGCTGACATGGTCCAGGCCGCCTTCGGCAGCAACTTCAAGATCGAGGAAGGCAAGGTCGTCGCGTACGACGCCCAGGGCCAGAAGATCTTCAGCCGCGCTCGCCCGGGCGAACTGGCCGACTTCAACGAAGCGCTCGAAACCCTCGTCTCGCAGTACCCCCATCGCGACCACATCCTGAAGAGCTCCGGCGCCAATGGCGGCGGCGCGCCGAACGGCGGTGGCCAGCACAAAACCACGAAGGGCAACTTCGGTGGCACCAAGGCTGAACGCCTGGAAGCCATCAAGGGCCTGACCGCAAGCGAATAAGGAGGCCCAATGGCCCTTTCGAACATGAAGGTATTCAACGAATACCTCAAGCGCACCACCATCGAGACCCTGGCTCAGGATGTCGAGAAATTCAACGCATCCTCGGCCGGTGCCATCCGCCTGACCACCCAGGGCATCGACGGCGACTTCCTGCAGGAATCGTTCTGGGCCGGCCTGCACGGCGCCCAGCGTCGTGTGGACCGTTACGCAGCCAACGGCGCCCAGGCGTCCACCCCGCTGGCCCAGAAGCAGTACGACTCGGTGAAGATCGCCGGCGGCTTCGGCCCGATCCTGTGGGAGCCTTCCCAGCTCTCCTGGATCCAGAAGAACCCGGAAGAAGCGCTGGAAGTGATCAGCCGCAACCTGTCCGAAGCCATCATGGCGGACCAGCTGAACACCGCCATCTCGGCCCTGGCCGGTGCCATCGGCAACCAGCCGAGCGCCACCAACGACGTTTCGGCCACTGCTGGCGTGACCTACGTCGCGATCAACAACGCCCACGCGCTGTTCGGTGACGCTTCCCAGCGCCTGGTGGCCCAGGTCATGACCGGTGCCATGTACCACAAGCTAGTCGGCCAGAACCTCGCCAACGCCGAGCGTCTGTTCCAGTTCTCCGGCGTGCAGGTGGTCGACATCCTCGGCAAAGCCGTGATCATCACCGACGCCCCTGCGCTGTACGAGGCCGGCACCCCGAACAAGCAGAAGGTGCTCAGCCTGGCCGACGGCGCAGCGGTGGTGATGGATGGCTCTGACCTGATCACCAACATCGAGACCTCCAACGGCAAGGAGCGTATCGAGACCACCATGCAGGCCGACTACACCTTCGGCCTGGGCCTCAAAGGGTTCACATGGGATGTGGCGAACGGCGGGAAATCCCCAACCAATGCCGAGTTGTCGACTGGTTCGAACTGGGATCTGGTGGCGAATAGTATCAAGGCAAGCGCCGGGGTTATGACCATTGGCGACGCAGCCCAGTAAGCGGGTAGAATGACATTGCCAGGACAGCCCATTGCAAGGGGTTTTCAGCGCCAACACGCTGGATTACTGGCACCCATTGAGGCCGTGTTGGAGGCTGCATGCTTACTCAAGAACAGCTGTTCGAGAATCTGCACTACGACCCTGAAACAGGGGTGTTCACGAGGCTGGTAACGACATCCAATCGGAGTGTTGCTGGCAGCATTGCTGGTGGATATGGAGCTAACGGATATTTCCGTGTTTCGCTTCTCGGTAAACGATACTTCGCGCACAGGCTGGCCTGGTTCTACATGACTGGAGAATGGCCTGACGAAATAGATCATGTGAATTGCATTAGGGATGACAATCGCTTCTGCAATCTGCGAGTAGCCAGCCGAAAGCAGAACAGCACGAACATGCTGTTGAAGCCAAGCAATACCAGCGGATTCAAGAATGTAAGCTTCGACAAAGCGAAAGGTAAGTGGATCGCTCGCGTGAGGCTCAATGGGAAAAGGAAGAACCTTGGCTTGTTCGAGAGCCCGGAGGACGCCTACCAGGCATGGCAAAGGTGCGCAGAGCCTCATGATCGAGAGTTCTTCAACCCTGGATGACAAGCAAATTACAAGAACCGGCTAAGGCCGGTTTTTTCATTTCTGGAGACGGATATGCCTGAGAAGATCGTTTACGAGCAACACCCGGTCAGCGCCGAGCGCAAAGCCGAACTGCGTCAGAAGGGCTACAAGATCATCGATGCCCGTTTCGCGCCCGATGGCTACGAGCACCCGGAGCCGCTGAAGGAGACCAAAGGCTCGAAGGCTGGCAAGTCGGCTGCCGACAAGAAGGCCGCTGAAGCAGCCGAACTGAAGGCAAAGCTGCAGGCCGCCCTGAACAAAAAGGGCGTGCAATTCAGCCCTGACGCCAGCCTGGAAGATCTCAAGAAGCTGCTGGACGAGGCCGCATAATGACCATCTACATCACCGTCGAGCAGGTAGACGCCCTGCTTGGGCCGACCTGGGCGCCCGACGACCAGAAGGCCAGGGCGGTGCTGATGGCCAACACCTGGCTCACCAATCTCGGCCTGCCTGAGTTCGATCCGGTACCGGACGACGTAATCCAGGCCGGCGCCGAAATCGCCCGGGAGGCAGCGGCAGGAAATATCTACGGCAGCAAGGAGACCGGCGTGCTCAGCAAGTCGGTCAACGCTGACGGGGTTTCCAGCAGCAAGACCTACTCGGAATCCTCCCGCACCATCAGCGCGGGCGAGTCGTTTGCCCTGGCGCTGTTGGCGCCATACCTGAACAGCAGCGGCCAGACCAAGATCGTGAGGGGCTGATATGGGACTTCGCGATGAACTGCAGGCCGACCTGGCCCAGGCGTTCAATACGGACCTGGCCGACGCGGTGCTGGCCTTCACGGGCGAGTACATGGGGCCTGGCGTGTGGGATCCGGTCAGCGAGACCACAACCGCCCAGCCAGTAACGTACACGGGCCGTGGCGTGCTGTCCCGCTACGAAGATAGCCGGATCGACAGTGTGAACATCCTGGTCGGCGACCTGCGCCTCACCGCGCTTGCCAACGAGGTCACCGATACCCCGGATGTTGGGCACAAGATCACCGCTCCAGATCTGATGGACCGCACCAAGCAGGTGGTCTACCTGGTCAAATCGGTGCGCTCCGACCCGGCTTCAGCCACCTACCGATTGCAGCTGAGGAAGTAGCCATGGCCAAGAGCAGGGGATGGAGCACGCCACCAAGCCTGTTCGCCGGCCTGGTCGAAGAGGCTCTGACGCAGCGCGTGCGCGTCATTGCCCTGGCGATGCTCAACGAGATCGTCCTGCGGTCGCCAGTCGACACTGGGCGGTTCCGGGGTAACAACATCGTCAGCGTGGGCTCGCCCGTGTACACCAGCAGCGTGAATGTCGATCCAACCGGCTCGGAGACCATCCAGCAGGGCGTCAGGGTGATGACCGGGCTTGAGCCTTACACGCAGGTTTTCATCCAGAACAACCTTATCTATGCGGTTCCGCTTGAAGATGGGCACTCCCAGCAGGCCCCCGCCGGCATCTACGCGGTGTCGTTCAACAGCGTCTCGCAGGCCTACTCATGACCTTCGAACAAATCCGGGCCATCGTCACTGGCCGCATGGCGCAGTGGGCAGGCATTCCCGCTGATGCTGTGGACTACCCGAACAACCCCAAGGGTCCGTTCGATCCGGCCGGCAAACCGATTTGGGCCAGGCTGGCGGACGTTCCTGGCTTGGCCAGTACACCAGAGGTCGGCATCGGCCCATGTGTTCGTCGGCCCGGCATCATCCTGGTCCAGCTGTTCGTGCCCAGCAACAAGGGAACGCTGGCCATCACCAAGGCCGCCGACACGCTGGTCCAGCACTTCGAGTTCTACAGCGACCCGACCGGGCCATTCGAGTGCTACGCGGCCTCGGCCAATACCATCGGTGATGACGGGCACGGCTGGTACCAGGTGAACGTGTCGATCCCATACCGGGCCTACTGAGCCCAGACCATCCACCGCCACATGGCGGTTTTTTTACGCCTATCGATAGGAGAAACCGCATGTCGAGCGGAGCCAAGGTCCAGCTGGCCTGGATCAAAGAAGTAACCCCCGGCGTGACCCCGACCGGCGACTGGAACGTGCTGACCCGCATCAGCAACGGCCTGATGCCTACTTTCAACTCGGAAGAAAACAACGAGATCGGCTTCACCCGGATGTCGCAGGGCACGGCCCAGACCACCGTGGACGTGGGCGGCGATATCGAAACCAAGTGGCGCTTCGGCGCGCTGGACGAGTTCATGGCCTCCTGCTTCGGCAAGGCCTGGGCCAGCGACCAGCTCACCATGGGCGACGACCGTATCACCTTCTCGATCGCCTCCTACGCGACCGACATCGGTGTGTCGGCCATCGCCCGCGGCGTGCAAGTCGCGACCATGAACTTCGATTTCCCGGGCGACAACGAGGTCACAGTCACCACGACCATGGCCGCGCGCGCCTGGGATGACAAGGGCGACAACACCTCGTTCATCATCAACGCCCAGCCCGAGACCAGTCAGCGCCGCTTCAGCTTCAAGGACATCAGCGGCCTGAAGATCAACGGCGTCCAGGTGGGCGAGGACAACGCCTGCGTCGACAGCTTCAACCTGCAGTTCGACAACGCCGTCCAGACCCAGCGCTGCATCGGCAACGGCAACCCGTACCCGGGCAACATCATCGCCACCACGTTCACCCCGTCCGGCTCGATCACCATCAGCTGGTCGAAGATGGCCTATGAACTGTGGAAGGCGCAGAAGACCAACGATGCGCTGAGCCTGGAGTTCACCATCGGCAACGCCGACGGCGGCTACAACTTCCTGATCCCCGAGATGGAGGTCACCGCTGACTGGCCCGATGGCGGCTCGACCGACATCATCCAGGTTGAACTGAACTACACGGCCCGCCGCGTGGCCCCGACCATCACCCGCCGGCCTGCGCCGATCGCGGTAACCACCGTGACCATCGCGCCAACCACCGCCAGCGTTCAGGTCGGCAAGACCCGCGATCTCGAAGTGGCGGTAGCACCGGTCGGCGCAAGCCAGCAAGTTACCTGGACCACCTCAGACGCTACCAAGGCCACCGTCAGCCAGACCGGCTTGGTCACTGGCGTGGCCGTCGGTACTGCGACCATCACCGCGACCAGCACAGTAGATCCGACGAAGAGCGGAACTGCGACGATCACGGTCACCGCTTAACCCTTTGCCCGGCGCGCCCTGCGGTGTGCGTCGGGCCTTTTACCGCAGAGGAATGCCATGGCTCTTGTCATCTCCCAGGCCCCGAAGCTGGACATTGAAGGCACGCGATGGGTGGATATCGCCCCGGGCGTGAAGATCAAGGTCGGTTCGGCAGCTAATCCGAAGTTCAAATCGCACCACGCCATGATTCAACGGCACCAGTCCATCGTCGACTCGCGCTATGGCGTGGGCACCGAAGGTTTCGACCCAGTGAACGCCGAAATCCCTGAGATCGAAAGCATGGATGACATGCTGGTCGACCTGGTGTGCAAGCACATCATTCTGGGGTGGGAGGGTGTCGAAGAGGCCGAGCAGCCTGGCGTAGACACCCCGTACACCCAAGAGCGCGGGAAGCTGCTCATTGCCCAGCGTCCAGACGTGTACTTCACCGCCCTGCAGGTGGCTACGGACATCGCAACGCGGGCCGAGGAGCGGGCCAAAGAGACGGCAAAAAAGCCGTCGAGGCGTACTGCTGGGGCCGCGACTGGGCAGGCGAATCAAGCGAGAAAGCCCGCTGGAAGCGAGAACGACTGAAAGGCGTAGAGCCTGTTCCGCCGGCACCAGAGATCGACCCGGTAACCGCAGAGATCCTTGAGGCCTACGGCCACATCGGGAGATCACGCCAGTACGTCGGCATGGTTGGCGCACCTGCGCCAATCTCGCCAGCCATCATCGGCCAATACCTTGAGCGATATCCGTCGGCAATCTGTCGGGAGGAGTTCGACGCCTCGATATTCGCCCTCGATGACGAATTCCGCCGGCATTGGGGCGAGCAGCAAGAGAAGGCCAACCCCAAAACAACGCCGAAGAAACGATAGCCCGCCGAGCGGGTTTTTTACGCCCGGAGAAAGGCATGGCTCAGGAATCTCGCCTCTCGATAGTCATCGACTCGCGGAGCGCAAAGCCGCAGGTTGACCAACTGCGCACAGGCCTGGCTGGCTTGGAAAAAGCAGGCAGCCAGGCGGCTGATAGTGTGAGCAGCGTAGGATCGGCGGCTCGCGCTGCTGGAAGTGCCTTGGCTGCTCTTGGCGTTGGCGCAGTAACCCGTGAGGTCCTGCGTCTGACCGACTCGTTCAAGTCCATGCAGGGCTCGCTGGCCCTGGTAAGCACCTCGACGACGAACGCCAATGAGTCGTTCCAGAAGCTGCTGGCGATGGCAAACAACACCGGCAGTTCGCTGGAGGCCACCGTATCGCTGTACACGCGCCTGGCTAACGCTACGCGTGGCGCTGGATTCACCCAGGAACAGCTGCTGAACGTCACGGACGCGCTCAACAAGGCGTTCGTGATCTCCGGCGCGACGATGCAAGAGGCGTCGAACGCTGCTATTCAACTGTCCCAGGGTCTGGCATCTGGAACCCTGCGCGGCGAAGAGCTGAACTCCGTAATGGAGCAGGGCCCCCGCATCACCCGGGCCTTAGCTGAGTATCTGGGCGTCACCAACGGCCAGATCCGCCAGATGGCAGCGGAAGGCAAGATCACATCCGATGTGGTCACCAATGCGCTGCTGCAATCGCTGTCGTCGCTGAACAGCGAGCTCGACAAGATGCCTCGCCGGTTCGAGCAGGCCTCTGTCGCGCTGAAGAACAACTTCCTTGCTGCAATCGGTCAGATCAATGTCGACCCGGTTGTAAGCTCTGTAGACGCCCTGGCCAAGTCATTGGCTCAGCCAGATGTCGTGATGGGCATTCAGCGCATCGCCAACGGTCTCGGCAGCCTTGTTGCTGTTGGCGGGAGCGGTTTGAAGACTGTTGTCGAAAACACCGATGCGCTCATTGCAGTGGCCGGGGCCTACGCAACCAAGGTAGGTGTTGGCGTGGTTTCGTCGCTGGCGCTGTCGGTCAAGGCTCGACTGGCAGATACCGCAGCAGCAAATCAGCAACTCGTCGCAGCCCGCCAGAGCGAACTGGCAGCAGCTTCTGAGGCTGTCGCCATTCACAGCGTTACTGTGGCGACAGCCGAGGCGTCACTTGCTCGGGCGATTTACGCCCGTAGCGAGGCGATGGCGGCAACCCAAGCCGAGATTTCCAGCGTCAAGAGCTTGAAGGCTGTCGCTGCGCAATTGGCGGCTGATCGCCAGCTGGAAATACAGCGCATGCAGGCGCAGATCACCAATACAGGTCTAACTGCATCTCATACTCGGCTGGCCGAAATTCGCACATCCGAAGCAGCGATTGCTAATCAACTGGCTACTGCCGAAGGAAGGCTTGCAGTATCGCGTCAAGCTGAACTGGCCGCCGGGGCTGTCGTCGGCCAGCAGACCGTAGCGCTCAATGCGATTCGCACGGATGGTGTGGCCATTCTTGGCGCCCAAACAGCAGCGCAAAACGCTTTGAACGCCGCCGAGCGACAAGGCGTTATTGGTCGCACTGCCGGCGCTGCCACATTGGCGGCATTCGGCGGCCCATTGGGGCTGATCACGCTGGGTCTATCGGCTGCAGCCGGCGCTGCGATTTACTTCGCATCAAGCACCGACAGCGCCACTCAGTCGCTGATAGACCAGAACCTGACGCTCGACGATTCCATCAGCAAGTACAAGGCCCTGAATAATGAGCAGCGTCAGTTCCAGGCTCAAACCTGGCTGCGCAAGCAGAAAGAGGAAGCCGGGGAGGCCGCCGCAGCCCTGGAGCGATATGAGGCGGTGGCCATACAAGGCCTATCTGCAACTGGAGCTGACGCGCAGAAGTCTTTGAGGGATTTCAAGGCCCTGTTTGCTGAGGTAGAGCGAGGACAAAAGCCTCTAGGCGAGCTGACGACTTGGATCTTCAATAACACAGCTACACACGAAGGGTATCGGTCGAAACTGGTAGACCTGGCAAATACCTGGTCCACCAGTTCCGAAGAGGCATCCAAATACGGCGAGCTTTTGAATCGCAGCAAGACTGCAGCCGACGGCGCCGCTAGCTCTTCGAAATCCCTGGCTAGCGCACAGCAGGCTTCCGCTGCTGCAACAGCTGGCGGCGCCCAGGCCTGGGAGAAGTACATTTCCCAACTGACGCAGACCCGAGATCTTATAGGGGCGAATGCGGCGCAGGAGGCTGCATACACTGCAACCAAGGCTGGGTTCAACAAGGAGCAGATTGAGTACGCTCGCTTGATCGGTGAGCAGACTGAGCTGCTGAAGGAGTACGAGCAGGCCGTACGGGATGGGAAAAAGGCAGAGCAGGATCGACTGAGCGGCCAGTTGCTGGTCTCGATCAAGTCCTCGGAAGCGCTGAGAATCCAAATGGAGGCTCAGGGCAAGGCCATGACCAAGATGGCCGAGAATGCTGAGGAAAGCTCGAAGCGACAGATCACGGCAATGCAACAAGCTGCCAACTTTGCAGTGGCATCTGCTGCTCGCATGGTATCGCCGCTATCTGCTCCTCAGCAGAATCGCCAAGGTGCATCGCTGCTTACCTTTGGTCAGCCTCAGACCTACACCGCTACTAGCTCCCCCAGCGTCAAGACGCCCGAGCAGCAGCTCAGGGATATGCTTGATCGCTTGGATGGAAATACGGAAACGAAGCCGGGGAAAACCGGTGGCGGCCTATCGAGCAAGCTAAACGAGGCGCAGACCGCTTTCGACAACCTGTACAAGGCGGCCCAGCCGGCCAAGTTCGCCCTGCAAGAGTACGTCGAGCGCCAATCCCAGCTGGAGCTTCTGCTGTCGAAAGGGAAGATCACCCAGCAGCAGTACAACGAGGCGCTGGCTAAGTCTTCGTCGATGTATGCCGATGTTGTACAGGGTCAGGATGAGCACCTTGCTCGTCTCAAGCAGATCAACGACCAGTATGTCAAAGGTCAAAGCCTCGCTGAGCTTTACGCACAGAAAGCGGCAGCAACTGGAATACAAGGGCCGGCTGGCCAGATCGCTCAGGCCGGAATTGATGCATCCATTAAGGGTCAGGTTTTTAGTGGAAAGCCCGGTACCTCTAACGTGGACGCTGCGGTTGGCGGGGCCGGCGCCGAGCTGGCTCGAATGGCGCAGGAGAACGAGCAGCTCCAGGCGTGGTACGACCAGCGCATTGCGATGTACCAAGAGTATCGGAAGCTTGAGGTCGAGAACGCCGCTCAATATGACGCAACGATAAAGCAGCTTGAGGACCAGCGGGCGGCGGACACGCTCAGCAATGAGCGCGCCATGAGCGTTGCGCGCCTGTCGCTTGCTGAAGGCATGTTCGGCGACTTGACCAGCATCGTAGGCACTTTTGCTGGCGAGCAGTCTACCGCCTACAAGGCAATGTTCGCCGTCCAGAAGGCCGCCTCGATCGCACAGTCATTGATCAGCATTCAGACCGGCATTGCGATGGCTGCTGCCAACCCGTTCCCGCTCAACCTTGCCGCCATGGCAACGGTTGCAGCAGCTACGGCCTCAATCGTTGGGAATATCCAGTCTGTAGGCCTCAACCTGGCTACAGGTGGCTACGTCCGTGGCCCAGGATCGTCTACTTCGGACAGCATCCCGGCAAACCTCAGTAATGGGGAGTTCGTGGTCAATGCTGCTGCAACTCGGCGCAACCGCTCGCTGCTCGAGGCGATCAACTCGGGCGAGCGGGTATCGACGTCAGGTGGGACTGTCAACGGTACGGGCGGGTCGCCAATGCCTCAGCCGATTGTGCAGATCTATCAGGACCCCGCCCGCGCAGGAACCTCCCAGGTCACCCGAGAAGGCAACCAAGACTTCATCAAGGTCTGGGTGGCAAGCGTCATGGGTGACGGCGAGGCAGACCAGGCCCTGCGGGCGAAATACGGACTTCAAGGGGTTGGTTCATGATCGAATACCCAGCAGAACTGTCGCTTCCGCTGCAAGACGGCTATGGAATGCAGACCCCTGTTGACCCAATGTTGCGCACGGCCATGGAAAGTGGGCGGGCTCGGCAGCGGGTCAACTTTCCTGATTCTCCCGAGCTTGTTTCGTTCACTTGGAACTTCGATGCAGCCCAGGCCGCCTTCTTCCGTGGATGGTATGCCCGGACCCTGAGCTATGGGGTTGAGTGGTTCAACATGCCGCTGCAGCTCCCTGAGGGGTTTCAGCGATATGAGTGCAGGTTTACCGGCAAGCCAGATGGCCCTAGGTTAGTGCAGGTTAGTCGCTGGGAGATGACGGCGACGCTTGAGCTTCGAGAGCCATCACTGATCCCGATCGGCTGGGAGCTCTTCCCGGAGTACTGGTTCAACATGGACGTGATCGATATCGCGCTCAACTTGAACTGGCCGCTGAACAAGTTCGAGGTCTACAAGGACCTAGTTGACCAGAGCATAAACGAGGAGTGGCCAGAGGCATGACCATTCTCCAGACAGCCTACCGCGAGGCTATTGCCTCAGGCGGCAAGGAATCCTTCGTGCGCACCCTTGAGCTGACCTGCGCAGCATGGGCAGAGCCGGTCCTGATCTGCAACGGGTTTACAGATCGTGTCTGCGGTACGGAAGACGGGCGCTTGCTCGCCTTCAGGGCTGCCAACATCGGCATAGCTCTGCCGCAGAAGAACAACAAAGGCAATCAGGCGCTGGCCTTCGCTGTAGACAATACGACAGGCGAGGTTCAGCGCAAGGCTGACCAGGCAATCGAAGCGAGCGCTCGGGTTATAGCTGTATACCGGGTGTACCTGCTCAGCGACCTATCGGCCCCGTGCGAGAAACCGTATCGCATGAGCGTAAGCAGTGATTCCTTCGAGAGCAATCAGGCCAACCTTCAGTGCGAGTTCTTCGACCTGATTGGCACGTCCTGGCCGCGCAAGCTGTACACCACCAACTTCACCCCGGGTCTCAAGTACCTCTAAGGGAATCCCTATGGAATGGATCAATTCGTACCTGTCCTGCAGGTATGAGGACGGCGCTCGCGGTCCAGAAAGGTTCGATTGCTGGGGATGGTCCGGGATGCGCGCCACAGGCACATGGGCAAGCGCCTGCTGCCCAGTTGGGGGCATGTCCGCAACACGGAGCCCAAGGAATTCACCAGAGCTTACCGGGCTGAGGCCGAGCACATGGAGGTATGCCGGGCTGAGCCAGGTGCCATCGCGGCGGTTATGCGGGGCCCCATCTGCACGCATGTCGCCCTGGTCGTCGAGGTGTCTGGCCGGCTTCGAATTCTCGAAATAAACCCATCCAGAGGCGCTCGCTGCTTGCCTCTGGCGCAGTGGGAGCAAGACCACAACGCTGTCATCTACTACCGGGACCGAGAATGATCGAAGTCTACCCAAACAAGCTCGCTGCAGGGCCTGCCGAGACGTATCCGGTCAGTTCTCGCCAGAGCCTGCTGTCCTGGTTCCATGGGGATGGTCTGCCTGAAGAAGTAGAGCCTGCAGCGCTGCTGTTCAGCGTTTTCATGAATGGTGAAAGGGTTCTGCCGTTTCAGTGGAGCGAAACGGACTTTGGCCACGATGACCTGATTCAGATTTACATGGAGCCGAAAGGCACCGACCCATTCTCTATCACGCTCGCCCTGGTGTTCGGTGCAAAGGCTGTCCTTGGCGCCCTGATGCCTCGCATGCCATCGCTCAACAGCGGAGGCAATACCAAGCGCGGTAATGATCTCGACTTGGCGACCGTGAAAGGCAACCAGGTGAAGCTCAATGCGGTAGTGCCCGAGAGGTTCGGTCGCACAAAGGCCTACGGCGACTATGCGCTGCCGCCTAACCGGTACTTTGTTGACCCGCGATCGCAGTGGATCGAGATGCTACTGATCGTAGGTGTCGGCAAGTACGACATCCCGATCAGCAGCATTGCCATTGGCGATACACCCGTCATCTCGCTGGGTGCCGACGCCGAGATCGTTATTTATGGTCCTGGCGATGACCTGTCGTTTGAGACCGCTGCGCTCTGGTGGCATTCAGCGCCAGAGGTCGGTGCGACATCCACCGGCACAGCAGGTATTGAGCTGAAGGCGACCTACGCTGTATCGCCAATCCCGACGGCTCAGTCGTACCAGTTTGCAGGTTTCACTATCACGGTTCCAACAGGCGCCGGGCAGTTCCCAGAGGGGTGGGCTGCCGGGATGATCGTGCGCATCGAGGTAGCCTACCCGTACACGGTGGTCGACGGTGGCGCAGGGCGCGACATCATCCGCGGCGACCTATCGCAGGTAGCTCCTTACGTTGGTATGCCGATTGAAATAGTTGGCACGAACGCTGGCATGTACACCGTTGCAAGCTACACGCCAGGCATAGGCACAGCGCCGGATGAGATGACCTTGGATTGGGAGGCTGGAGGCCCAGTAACGGGGCTTCAGGTCGGCGAGAATGTGCAGATGGGCATCGGGTTCCGTGGGCTTCGGTACCGCATTACAGCTGCCAGCACTGAAGCGGTGAGCGTAGAGCGAATCGATGCAGAGGGAGGAAATGACGAGGATTGGCCAGGTTTCGATGCGCTTACCACGTCTTCGGCTCTGTTGAAGCTCGACGGATCTACGCAAGAGGGAGACTGGTCCGGCCCATACGCCGCCTGCCCAGAAGGAACGAAAACCAAGCGCTTCGCCTGGGACATTTTCTTCCCTCAAGGCCTTGTCCATGTAGGCGGGAAGGGCGACCTCAACCCTCTTGAGGTCACGGTAGAAATGCAGTACCGGGACATTGCATTGGCAGGCGACTGGACCTCAGAGACCAAGATCTACTCTGCAGCCACCTTGGATCAGCTCGGGTTCACCAACTACACGAACATTCCCGAGGAAATGCGGCCAGAGGTGCGCATCCGCCGGATTGGTGCGAAGTCCACAAGCACTCAAGATGCAAACACCGTTCAGTGGTACGGCCTGCGGGCAAACCTTGCAGCCCCGACCCGTTACGATGGGGTTACCCTGATTGCGCTGCGTGTGAAAGGCGGGAACCGGATTGCATCGCAGTCTGAGAGCCAGGTGTCTTGCATCCCAACACGAGTACTGAAGACGCGACGTGATGGCCAATGGACGGACGAAGAGCCGACCAGGGATATCGCGGCGGCAATAGGCTACATGTGCGAAAACGTTGGCTACTCCATCGATGACGGAAATTCCGACATCGACCTGGATGAACTAGACCGCCTCCAGGCCATCTGGTCGTCGAGGGCAGACAACTATGACAGGACGCACGACTCCGTCAGCACCCTAAAGGCCTGCCTCATTGAGGCCCTGCAAGCCGGATTCTCCGAGCTGACGATAGATCGTGGACTGATTCGACCGGTTCGAGACGAGCCGAGAGGAGAGGTGTTCGACCACGAGTACACCCCTGTTGTCCGCGATCTGTACAACCCGCAGGTCATGACGAAGCCATTGAAGCGGGATGCGGAGCATGTCACGCCAGATGATTTTGACGGCGTAGATGTCGAGTATCTCGACGGCACCACCTGGCAGATCGAAACGGTTGAATGCCGGCTGGCCGGTGATATCGGCTCTCGATCCGAGAAGATCAAGATCGAAGGCGTGACCAGCAGGACCAGAGCTTGGCGGATCGGTATGCGACGCCGCCGGCAGCAGGTATACCAGCGCATCCGGTACAGCTTCTCGACTGAGATGGATGCCCTAAACAGCAGCTACCTCAGCTTCGCACTGCTTGGCAGCAACGTCCCGGGTTACGGCCAGAGTGCAATGCTCAAGGCCTACGCGCCTGTCGGCCAGCAGCATCTGCTGGTAACGAACGAGGCTCTCGACTGGTCGGCCGGCGGTGAGCACTGGGTCGCGCTACGGAGGCGCGACGGTACGGCTTCTGGCCCATACCCGGCCACCCGTATCGATGACTTCCGCATGACCATTCCCGTGCTGGATTTCACTCCAATCACCAACAGCGCAATGGACGCCCCGGTACTGCAGTTCGGGCCAAAGGCCAAATTCTGCTACCCGGCGCTGATCAAGGAAGTGAACCCAAGCGGCACCGTGAGCGGCACCGTGAGCTGCAACGTCACCGCAGTGAACTACGACGAGCGCGTTTACCTCGACGACGATAATTTCCCGCCGGCCTGACCGGCTCTGTACAGCGCCGCACCCATGGTGCTGGCCAGCAATATCCAGGAGTAGCCTGAAGAATGACTTACACACCATCCAACAGGCCGGTGGGATCTGACGCGCCTCAAGATCAGTACTTTAACGCCGGAAAACTCGATGAGTTTGTAAACAGCCAGGAATCCACCATGGTGGATAGGAATGGCATCGAGCGACTTACCCTAAAGGGGATTGAGCGCAAAACTGGTGAAGGCGGACAGGAGGTAATAGAGCAGTTTGAAGAGGATTCGGCAGCCGCTCTAGCAAGTCAGAATGCTGCATTCCAAGGCCTGATGAACTCCATTGGCCGTGTCGATAAAGGCGCATACGCAGCAGGAAAGGTGCTCAACAGCCGAAGTGATGTCTTCTACCGAAACGGCTTCTACTATCGGGCTGCGCCTGGCGCTACGCTCCCATACACCCTGACGGGAACATGGGCTAGCGAGTCAGCCAACTTCATCGTTGATTTCGGCCCTACTAACGTAATGCCTGAGTTCTACGGGGCACAAGGCGATGGTACTGACGATACCGCCGCGTTTACCGCATTGGAAGTTGCGGTTAAAGGTAAAATGATTGACTTGAATGGTCGCACCTATGTCGTTTCAGCTGTGCCGCTGTACAACGCCTATTTTAACGGATCGTTCAAAGTTGGAGGGTTCACGAAAGCTGCCGTTGTTTCGCAGACATTTGTTAACCAGCCCCCGCATTACCATAAGTTTGGCGGCCAATTGGCTAAACTGAAGGCGTCTCTGAGTAACCCGCTTGAGCAATTCACAGGCCTGGTATTTATTGGCGATTCTATTACCTGGGGCAGCGGAAATACTGGCGAACAAGCACCAACCGACCCGCGCGACGGCACATTGAGCGACCCCCGTGACTACTTTGGCACTTCGTCGTATGTCAATATTCTTAAACGATATATTGGGGAGCGCTACTTTTTCGGCGCTGTTCCAGTAATCAGCAACAGGGGTGCCAGCCCGTCTGGAGAGGCTATTGCCGAATACTCACGCCAAATTATAATGTTTCCAGATACTGGCGATTTCACTTACACGGCAACCGGGGCATCTTTGACCAGAACGCGGGTTGCAGCAAGTTTGTCGCTCACCGGTTTTCAGTTGACGTTGGCGGATGGTAACAACGCCGGTACAAGTTCGCACAGCATAAAGTTCAATTTCACTGGCACTGAATTCATTCTGAGTTTCGGGGTTGCTGGTGATAACACAATAATGCTTGATTATGAACTGTTCGTAGACGGAGTGAGTAAGGGGGTTTTCACCACATCGGCTGGTGAAGACGGGTTGACCGTAGGTAACAACCGACAACGTACCCACACCTTTGCGTACGTTCGCAACAAGGTCGTGGAACTCAAAACAAAACGTCGGGCAGGGCAGACTCTGACAACCGCTTTCCGCCCTGAGGCGCTAATCATAAACAAGAAGTGCCGTATCACTAACCAGGGCATCAACGGTGCGACGTCCCGCACGTACCGTGTTTACAATTTGCCTGGCAACTCCATGGGTGACGGCAATGCTGTGAATGCTGACGACAACTATGTGTTTTGCCAGCTTGGAACAAACGACCGCCTCGCAGTCGCTGCCCTGCCAAAGGGGTATAATGAATTCGCGGCAAACCTTAAAGCGGCAACCGATATCATCGCGCCGTTGGCCGATCTGATTTTGATGTGCTCCAACCCTGCTGAAAACGAAAACACCACGACCTATAGTTTCAATATGCAAGATTGTCGTGGGGTAATTTACAGGGCAGCTAAGGCTGGATCGTTCGATATGGTTGATAACTACGCAGCCCTACAATCCGTAAATATCAGGGCTTTGGCCAATGACGGCTTGCACCCCAACGCTTTAGGTTATTCGATAATGGCGCGCAACATAATCAACGCCCTGGAGCAAGCGTAATGGCCGAACTTTACAGAACCGGAAACCCTCTCGGGTCTAACTCGCCATTTGATCTTAGCGACAACGCATCAGACCTTGATCTGAGGATGAACTCGGATCAACCGTATGTGCCAGGAAGGCTAGGTCAGCTTTTCCTCACCTGGGCCGGAGCGGAATACGAGTGGCGTCAATTCCAGCAAAACTTCGGATTTGAGCCAGTCCCGCTGGTCTACACAGCAGGCTCCTCACTTGTCGTATCTCGGCCAACGCAGCTGGTATCCAGGGGAACCTCGCTCTACAAGGTCAAGCTGCCGTCGACGTTTCCTGTAACCCTCACGGGCACCTGGGCAACCGACCAGGCCAAGCTTGTAGATGTTGGTGATGCTTCACTGCGCTTCGAGCTTGGTGATGGATTCCGGCAGAAGCTCGACGGCAGCTTCTATCAGCCCAGTGATCTGGACCTCAACGGCGCGGCGGATCAAAGCGCGAAGGTGCTGGGTTACCTCAATACCTTCAAGCGGGTTCGCCTGCCGGCAGGTCGGATCAAGCTTCTAAATCTGGTTGTTCCGAGCGGATGCAGCCTGATTGGCGCAGGCCGAACCGACTTGAACCGCACTAGCAAGGCTTGGCTTTCGGGCGGCACTACTGTTCTTGGCAATGTGCAGGTCACTGGATCTCAGGGTTGTGTGATCGGCGCGATGAACATCGACGCCTTCGATCTTGGCGGAAACGCACTGGCCGGCGTCAACTCAAACACCCGGGATCACTTCATCTATGAGGTAAACACCCGGGCGAATGACCACGGGCAGCTGTGGGAGCAGAACGCGACGGGTGCGGCGAGAGGACAGGGCGGCAACATCTTCGTGATGGACTGCAAGCACTTTGACGGGCCAAACGGCTTTGTGTCGAAGATGAAGGATGTCACATTCCTGCGCTGCTTGGCTTATGACGCGACCGTTCAGGCTCACGTTGCAGTATCCGACAACATCAACGGTGCCGCGATTTACAGCCGGGCTGAAAACACCCGGTTCATCGACTGCGGCGGCGATGGCTGCAACATCGGTCTGACGATCTATAGCCGTGACGCATTCAGCGCCACGAATGCCAACGGGGTTGCGGGCACTATCGGCACATACTGGCGGGGGACCCACACCAACGTCACCGCCGGGTTTATCCATGTTGGTCTTTTCCGGCCGATCGACCCGGGCACTACCGCGCTCTTCAATGACCAAGTGACCATTGACGGCGGACAGTACTTCAACGCACCCGTTTTCGGCATCCGATTCGACGACGCAGCAAGGCCAAGGGTTCTGTCCGGCCATTTCCAGAATTGCGCCAACCCAATAGTATTCGGCGACCAGTGCGTCGACCCCTACGTATCTCCAGCTGTAAGTTGCTTCGGTGCGATTAACCCTGGAATTTTGTCACCATACATAGTGGACTCTGGTACAGCCAGCGCCATCAACGTTGATATCGTTCGAGACCTGCTGATCATCCAGCGAAGCGCCGTTTCAGTTGTGACGCAGCTGGTCTCTTCTGCTCGCGCAAGGCGTTTGCGAGTGCTCGTAGACGACAACGTAACCACTCTCGCTATTGTTGGTCGCGCCATCTCGGGGAAAGGCTCGATCATTGAATTGCTGTGGGATTCAGTGATATCGGGCTGGACGGTAATCGACGCTGGCAGCCAATTGGCCGACTCCGAGGTGCCTTTCGAGTACGCCTTGAATCTCAGCCTATTCTGGCGCAGCAAGGCTGCTTTCGTGCAGATGACCGGCAATATCAACCTTCTGGATGTTTCAGGTTCGAATGTCCCAAAAGGCACCATGGTGACCTTGCGCCTGGCGGCTGCCAGCGCTTTCAACGTCAACAGCTGGAGCGGGGTGACATGGGGCACGATCACGCCGGTAGGGGCGATCACCGCCGGGCAGAACATCGTCATCCAGTTCTACTATACCGGCGCCACATTCCTGGCAATGGCCGTAAATCGGTACTGACCCGTGTATATTGCGCGCATCGAAAAAAGGAGTTGATGATGCGCGTTGCCGTTTTCCTTGCGTCCATGGTTCTGAGCTTTTCCAGCTTTGGCGGCCCCAAATCGCAGTTGGATGATCACCTTGTATGTCCTGCGCCGCAGCCTGGGCAGTACCGCATTCTGTTCATTGGCGACAGCATCACTCGTCATTCCTTCAACGAAGAGACTGTTCGCAATCTTGGATGGGGGCATGTATCTGGCATGGCTGCCACCAGTGACCAGATGGACTTTCCCGGCGTGGTATCTCGTTTGATCCATCAGGATCGAGGCCAGCCAGTTGTCCGCTGTTATCACACCTATGGGGGCGGCGGGAGCATCGCCGAGCGCATTCAGGGCTTCAAGAACGTTGCTGATGCGAGGCCAGACCTGGTGGTAATCCAGCTTGGGGAGCACGACGACGCTGAGGCTGATGTCTACCAGTTTCGCTTTGACTACGGCCGCCTTCTGGACATGGCCAAAGGGATGAGCAGCCGTCCTAAGGTTGTCGCGGTCGGCCCCTGGTATCCATCAGCGCTGGAGTCGAACGGGATCTACCCTACCGACCAGGTCAAAATCGACCAAGAAATGCGCTCAATCGCAGCGTTGAAGCGGGTACCTTACAGGTCAGTTGCTGACATTGCCGCGATTCTCGGAACGCAGGGCCTCGGCACATCTGCCGGCGTAATGTGGCATCCAAATGACTATGGTCACTCCCTGTACGCGCAGAAGATATTCGAGATGTACAAGCAGAACTGACCCTCATACCAAATTCACACAGCCCGCCCAGCGCGGGCTTTTTTGTGCCTGGAGAAAACATGGCCAGACTCACCGAATTTCAAGCCGGCGGGGCGAATGTGCTTGCCTTCCTCGACATGCTGGCCTGGTCCGAAGGCACCTCAACCATCAAGGCCAGCGATGACGGCTACAACGTCCTGGTCGGCGGCAACCTGTTCAGCGACTACAGCAAGCATCCGAGGGTGAAGGTGTGGCTGCCGCGCTACCGCATCAACAGCACGGCCGCAGGCCGGTACCAGTTCCTTGCCGGCACTTGGGACGCCATCGTGAAGAACTACGGGTTCAAGGGCCGCTTCGTCCCGGAGGCGCAGGACCTGGCTGCAATCAAGTTGCTGACGGAGTGTGGCGCGCTGCCGCTCATCAAGGCTGGCCGGATTGCCGAGGCGATCGCCAAGGCCGCGCCGATCTGGGCCAGCCTGCCCGGTGCCGGCTATGGCCAGCGGGAGCACAAGCTGGCTGCCTTGCTGGCTACGAGGCTGCGGCGGCCGAGCAGCGCGGCCAGCAGCAATACGAGGATCAGCTGTTGGCCATGTTCAGCGCCTGCCTGGCGCGGGAGATGCCGAGCAGACATCAAAGCGCCAGGTCGATGACCTGGAGCACGGGCTGAGACGATGGGAGATCTGGTTGTGCTTCTGCCCGTGGGTGCAAGCTGATCAAGCGCTGAAGTGAGAACAGGGCCTGCGCCGCGATGGGGGTTGAACGGTGAGCCGCTGATCCAGCAAGCTGTCGACGCCCTGAGGGAGTTTCACCAGGCCCAGGATCGCGGTGAGCCGGCGGAGGAGATCGAGCGGTTGCGCCTTTTGGCCGAGTCGCTGTTCCAAGTGGTGTCCGATTACCAGCTCCGTGTCATCGCCAAGGCTCGGGGAAAGGATTTGCCGCCTCTTCACTGATCCGCTGATCGGCAATTGCCCGCGACCGAGTCCGTCTATACGATACTGTTTATCCATACAGTATTGGTGCCCTATGTACTTCCTCCTCGTTCGCCGCCGCGTGAATGGCGTGGCTATCCCTTCCGACCAGCTCAGGAAGGTCCAGCCCCTTCGGGCCGACATCCACATTGGCGACCACCACAGCGAGCCGCTGGGCCGGGTATCGACACAGGCCTGGGTGTTCAACCCGTCGCCAGGGCCGGACATCATCCCGCGGCTGCATGATGCCAAGGTCAACGGCATGGCCCAGCTCGGGATCAATATCAACGGGGTGGAGGAGGTCGACGGCGTGCTCTACGCGCAGTCTTGGTGGTGCAGGGCAGAATGATGGTGGGAATACCACAGGCCTGGGTGGCGGAACTGGACGACCAGACGGCCCTGGTCGAAGATCCAGATGGTCGCGCGGCTGTGCTCAGTGAAATGGCCTATGCCGCGCACCGACGGCAGGAAGTCGATGAGGGCGACCTGGTCGACATGCTGGAGATCGTCGAGTCGGCAAGGCTGTGGGCGCTGGATGGGGCAGCCCTATGAGTAGCTATATAAAGGAAGGGAAACGGTCGGCAGAACGCCGGATGCAGGCCGAAGCCCGTGGGGAGATTTTCGGGGGATGGTGAAATCGGGTATGGCACAGTGCGGCACCGTTTGCAGCGAGCGCCCGCTCAAGGCCTTGATCCGTAAGGCTTTAGGTGTGTCCTGCACGCATGGGGTGCAAGGGGTCGAGTGTTCGAATCACTCCGTCCCGACCATTATTTAAACGACTAAGCCACCTTCGGGTGGCTTTGTTGTTTCTGGAGTTCTTGGTTTTTTAGAGGCTTCGCTTGTTTCATTAATCAATCTTGTGATTCGGTTAGGCAAGATAGCTGTGCCCATCGTTTCGCGAGCCTCGTAACTGAGCAGGCGTTTCGTAAAGGGGTGGGCTACCCTGGTTCAATTCGCTGTCCAGCTACGGATGCTCCCTGCGCTAAGCGATGAGGGGCTGTGTGGGCGAATAGATTTGCGGGCTGAACTCTTGTGTTGGACCGTAAGCAGCTTGTCACTGGTCGTGCTACGGAGTGCGCGACCTATGCATCGAGAGCGCCGGGGTGATTTTAAACAAGTCGGTATCTATCTATTTTTTCTAGTTAATATTCTCTGGGTCAACTTGGTTGGAATACCAGTTGGAACGCAGCGTGATCTGGATTCCGATGGAAGGTGCTTTTTGAGCACTTTTTTGTGCGGCAGCTAACAGATTGGCACCGGAAAATATCCAACACAGTAATCCATGCGCCCTTGGCACCAATCGGACAGCCAGCTGAAGACAAACAGTCCTTCAGCACATCTTGGAAAAATACCGTCGGGTCATCCTGTCAATGGGGGCGCAGAGACAGCCAAGGGGTTTCAGTGGCTGTTAGAACATCAGCGTCACGGCATCATGGAAGCGTGACGACGGGCCGATCTGCAAGGTGAGCGATAAAAGGGGACAGATTTAGATCTTGCGTTCCGGTATTCAATCAACACCGGAACGTGAGTAGGCATGGGGGCAGGATCAATTCGGCTTGGCTACCGTTGCGGCATCCTTGCTTAATACAGGAGCGGCTACATGCACCTTGGCCTCGGACAACGCAATACAGCGATGTGCGTAGCTGTCGATCTCTTTCAAAGCGATATTTCGGTAGCTAGCGGGACAGATCAACAACGTATCGCCGAAGCGGAACTGACGAAACGCCCTGACACTGTACAAACCATTCGGCCCCTCGTAGCTCTCCAGTTGCCACGGGGCGCTACTGAATACCTCCTTCGGATAATCCTTTTCGTTCAACACATAGCTCAACTCGGTATTGTCCCTGATTTTGATCAGATTGGCGGCGGAATAGACCCACAGGTCCAAGAGGGCCGGCAACAGCATGGCATTGACGAAGATGCACCCGAGCAGCACCAGTGCGGCTCGGCCAGTGCGCTGCATCGCATTGCCGTTTGTCAAATAAAAGACGAGGACTGGCGCTAGGTAGAGGCACATTATCAATAAGCAGAGAGCGATAGCCCCGAATGCCTCTTCGTCGCTCTCTCCGCCTCGCCACGTCATGATGGCTAGCTGGGCGGGCATGACTCCACTCATCGAAGTAAAAGCTAGCAGCGTACCTAGCCAGCCAACGAGGGCTGTGTAATAGAGTTTGCGATGCAAGGGTTTGCGAGGACTAGGCGGCAGCTCCAGTACTTTGTTGTGCAGGAGCGCATCGCGGCGAAGCAGAACTATCACGGCACAAGCGGCAGCGACTACGACGATAGGGAAGAAGTAGCCTGGGGCCATGGTGTGATCAAAGAGGGCGCCCAGCAGGTTGAGCGATAGCAGTAGGTAGCCCCCGCCTACGATGAGGCCAAAGCGTAAGGCGAGTCTCTTTTCCAGCTCTCTATCGACGGTGCATACAGACATGCTCAACGTGAAGACCAAAGACGGCACCGATACGATGAGCAGCAGCGACGCGAGTATCAGCAGGTTGAAGAATAACCAGGCGACGAGGTTCGAAGGATTACCTAACGAACTAAGGATCAACTCGGGGTGATGGATTACCCAGAGGTACTTGGTGAGGAGTGAGATTGAGATAAGCGTTGAAACTACTGGCAGCCACCATTTGATATCGGAGAGGAGTTTGAATAGTGCTTGTCGGGGACTGCTGGAGGCGGAGGGGCGGGCGCTGAAGCGGGGATGAGCTTTGCTGGTTGGATGTGGGGAGATACGGCTGTCATGAGCGTGTGTTCCTTCCTTGAGTGCAGTTTTTGTGGTTATGGGATGCAATGAGCGCGTTGAGTCAGTCGTAGAGCCAAGGTTTCAGCGCGTTCAAGTTGGCGATCACGACCTGCTGCGCTTCTGGCTTAGGGTCCAAGTTCTTGGGGTCGATTTGATAGCGTTGCAGCACATATTTGACCAACGCTTGCCGGCTCGGGATCTCCAGCCGGCCATTCAGCATACCGTAGTCACCCTCTATGATCGCCTTCTGCGCGGCGTCGAGCCGCGGGTCAGGTTCCAGGATCACCGATACATCAGTGTTCCAGATTGTATCGCCTTCTATGCCGTTGCCATTGCCGTCCAGTAGGTCTGGCTTGCCGCGCATGCGGCTGAGCACGAAGTCGCGGTAAGCGCTGTTTTTCTCGCAGTAGGCCCGAACGTGCCAGCGCATGCCGGTATGAATCAGTGTGTGCGGTTCGATCAAGCGAATCTCAGGCTCGGGATTGGCCAGCGAAACGTATTCGACCTCTAGTCGCAACCCTTCCCGGCAAGCCCGTAAAAGGGGGCGAAGCACCTCAGGCTGAATGCTGCGATCGGGAACTTGCAACATCAATGTATGCGCATAGGCGAGCTTCAGCCCTTCGATATGCGGGGCTCGTTCATTGTTCTGGGCAAGCATATCGAGGTAGGCGCTGGCGCTGAGGTCGATGAAGCGTGGTTTGAAGTGCGGCGTAGGTACGTAGCCTTTGATCCGCTTGTCATATGTCAAGTTTCTGGACGCATGCTCGCTGATGTAGGTGTTGATGTCTTTAGACGCCTGCTGGCGGCTGATGCCAAAGCTCTGCATCAGGTGCCCCGTGGTCAGCCGGCCTTCCCACCAGGCAACGGTCTCGATCAAACGATAGCGAAGTGCCAGGTCCCAGCGTACCTGCTCGATGGATTGCTTGCGTTTCAT